CCAGGAGCTAAGATCATAGTAACCTCCAGTACTACTACAACCGGCCATTAATAATAAAAGCCCTAAGATCATGACTAGAGCAAAATTTTTTAATAATTTCTTCATTTCTTTTTTCACCTCCTTTCGTTCTTTATTTAGGGGGGCTTGTCAGACCTCAAGCCCCTTTTTCTTCAATGTGGACTATTTGCTTCTGTCAATGCACAATAATATTGAAGTAGGTTGATTCGACTAAATAATCTAAACCAATGGGATACACATAGCCACCTTCATCAACAGTAATTTTTCCCCCAACTTTGATAACATCTCCTGACGAAAGAGCCATTGAATCCAGCGGTACTTTCCATTCAGAAACCCTATTGTATCGAGGGTCGGAGTAAATGGTTTTGGTTTCAAGATCTTCTGGAATATCATACTGTGTACCTTCGATAATCCACTCCGTATACCAACTGTCACTCATCCCAGAGCTTAGTCTAGGTGGTTCCGCATTTGTAAATGAATTAGGGTCTGCACCTGTTGCGAAAATTATGTCATAGGGCTTTCCCCATTCTCCTCCTTCAGTAGGGTTAATATTTATGCAAACTTTATCACTAAAGTGGACATTCTCGCCAAGACGGGCATCGGTCGAATCCTTAACATTATCAAATAGCACATACAGGTAATCCGTGGTTGCTAATACCTTGACAATACCCATGTCTCCTGTAACAGGTATTTCGGTTGCATCATCCCATTCGCCTAGACTCACGATCCCATCCAATTCAGGAATTGTTAAACGTTTAGGAAATAACCAATCAAATAACCCACAACCGGCAAGCAGACCAGCAACTAACATAATCACCACCAATACAGTTAGCTTTTTCATTGTTTTTTTTCACCTCCTCTCTTGTGGGGTCTGGCCCGGTTAAAGGGTCGATAAATTACAGTGGTCCTTACTTCACCATAATTTACAATAACCAAGCCAGACCCGATTTTTACTTTACATAACAAAGCTTATAGATCGATACTTTATTGTTCCGGTATATCTTCTTCAGTAATTTCCTTCTCATTGGCCATTTCCCGCTCTTCTTCAATCTTTGCCACTTCTATTATTTTTTCTACCGCCTCAGGATCTTCTAGTAATCTCTTTTGTACATCTTCTATCGCAGTCCCCGGCTCAATTAGATCACCCATACAGGCAAAGTAAGCTATTTCTCTCCAGGTAGTGAGCCCCGCTTCTTTTAAAATTCCAAACATCTCATCTAACTTTTCTTTATCTCCTTCAGTGGGTTGCTCCAGGGCTTTCATAAGCCGGTCATATACCTCTTTATTGGTAGTTAATACCATTTTAGCTATATGCTCAGTAAGGTGAGTTTTTATTATTCCCCGCTCTAAGGCAAAATCAACCAGTTTTTCAAAGGAATCAATCCCGACTTTTTGGGCCTTTAAGGATATTTCATTTAAAATCTTATTTTCTTCTTCAACCTTTTTCTTATATATCGATTTTGATTCTTTATAAGATTTAAATTTTTCCTTTCCTTCTTCTCGATCCTTTTTTAACTGGGCTTCCCGGGCCCTTGATTCATCAATCTCTTTTTTCAGATCTTGCCCTTTTGCTTTTTCTTTTATTGGTTCTTTTGTTTCTTTTTTCTTTTCCTGATCTCTGGCCTCTTTCTCTTTTTTCTCTTTAGCCTCACTTTCTTTTTTTAATTCCTCTTGGGCAATGGCTTCCTTCTTTTCTATCTCTTTTATTTCTTCTTCGGTAAAACGTTTAAAGACTGCCCCCTCTTTTTCGCTATCATATTTTGGGCTAACTTCTTCTGGTCTTTCCGGTATTTGATATACCCGCTTTTGTTCCAAAAATAAGGTTTTGCCTGTCCTTATCTTTCTAATATCCTCTATGGGTAGATCTAATTCGCAGGTTAGGGGCCAGTGCTTATCTTTTCTCTTTTCGTGCTGGGTCTCTTTTTGTATTCGCCTTAATTTAAAAGGCAACATGGTTATGCTATTGTATTCGCCGGTTATAGGATCTTTGAGTAGTTCCAAAGCTAAATAAACCCCGCTCTGGACGTCCACCATGGTATTGTAAGATCCAGAGTCAATTACATAAATACCGCCCATTGAGATTTTGGGGATAAAAAAGAAGAGGCTGGCTCGTTTGCTGCAACCGTCCTTTTGTCCAAACTTATCGCAGGGGCATTCGACTTCTTCAAAAACCCCTTCCTCATTCGCTTTCATCGCGGTTTCCCCATCCCCTACACATTTGAGCCCCCTTGAGCTGCCATAATATTTATAGGCCTGGGGAAATATACCGCCAATATCCGGTAAACCGTTTTCATCTAAACCGGATAAGGGGAAGGCAATATCTAATTCAGTGGGATTTTTCCCAAACATTGCTTCAACTTCAGAAGGGCATACAAAGTAAGAAACATCTTGAGGATGGAACTCTAATTCTCCGAATTTATCTCGCCTTTGTACAAAATCCCCGTTTTGATCCTTTTTATATTTCCCCTCGTTATCTTTTGCTATAGTAGGAACTTGAATCCCCAACCTAATTTTACCTTTCCAAGTCAACCTGCGGATACTGCTGATTGGATATTGACCCTTGATCTTAGTAAACCTCTTAAAAAAACCTGTACCGTTCGTATTAATCATTTAAATTTACCTCCTTAATTAATTTTTATTCGAATTTATCATTTTCTAAAATATGAATTAACTTAGCCCAAACTGCATTAGTTTGATATTTCCAGAATATATAACGAGCAACTTCTTTTTTATCTCTTAATCCGATTGGAATTTTTTTGCCCACGCTTAATGCTGCAATAACAGCAGATGCAGGACTGTCTCCTGCTCCTCGCAATTCATCAATTTGTATGCGATATGGTAATTCATCATTCTCAATTATTTCAGTTTTTAACATTTAATTTTTCCTCCTTAATATTATTTTTCGCGTTAAAACGGTGCATCTTCGTTTTCGGCTTTTACTTCTCCATTCTCGATATAAAAGCCAATCGTCCCGGTATCATCCACTTCTTCGGCCCAAATCTGATAATCAAATTCTTTTGCCATTTGGCGAACAGTTTCCTTGCTGTTATTATCCAATAAAGTCCAATCTGAAATTCTTAAAACTTTTAATTTTGGATTCAAGGCCATTCCTATTTTTATACAGAGCTTTAACTGTTCTGAATATGCTATTTGGGAATATGGAGTGCCATCATAAGCGATTTCTTCTTCGGTCAGGCTTAGTTTCTGGTCCGGGATCTTATACCAGTTTTCTTTTAACCCATCCATTTTTATTTTGGTCTGCTCTTCTATTTCCCGGGTAAAGTCGTCATATTCGTTTTTGGCCTTATTTTCTTTCCTGTCTGCCATTCTATTGCGATCCCTGGCTCTTACCTGTTCGTTTATTGCCTGCGATTCGGATAATTTTTCTTTTAGGGAATCAATGGGAATTTCTTTGTTTTCCTGTAAATAATTTTCGCAATTATTAACAAGAGTTTTTAACCTTTCTATTTCTTTTAGTGATTGCTCTTTGTTTCTAGTTGCTTCATCAATTTTGGTATTAACCATCATTGCCTCTTGTAGTTCATTGTTAATATCGATAACTGATATTAATTCTTCCGGTAGATTTTCAAGCGTTATTTCTTCTCTGTTCCCAGATAATAATTTTACTTCCCGGCCTTTTTCTAATCTCTGATCATATAAGTAAGCAATTCTTTTTTCTATTTCGGTGATGTCAAATCCGGTTAAATCAATAAGCACCTGCCTCTGTTCTCTCCCCTTCATTTGTGAAAATAACCGCGGGTCAAAACTTAAATAGCCAATGAAGTCATCTAATAATTTTTGTGGGGTAGTGTACTTTAATCCTCTTCCATTAGTTACTTTTAGCTGGGTATCGCCGTTAGCTTTCCATACCCTATTTACAATAAATAGCACTTCCGGTATTTTCCCTGCTGCAAGATCATCAGATGATAAATCTTCACATAAGGTTACTTCACCCTCTGCTTCTTTTTCACCTTTTCTAATTGGCATGGGCGTACCTTTCGCCCCGGCTTTCCAACATAATACATACCATATAGAATCTAACGCCGAAGTTTTACCTGCACCATTTTTACCGGATATAATTACCATGTCATCCTTTGGTGTTATATCTATTGCCTTAATTCCTTTTATGTTTCTACTTTTCAAATTAATGATTTTCATTTCTTACCTCCTAAAATTTTAATCTTTTACCATTTATAGCGCCCATTAAAATACTTTCTCATCCCCCCTTTACTAATAGTCATTTGCTCTTTTTCTTTCTTGCCTTTATAGATATTCCAAGCGATCATTGCTACAAGCCAGGCAAAAACAATGTAAACAAAAGTCATAGAATCACCCCTTTATTTATTATTAATTCGAACCTGTGATTTGCCTGTAATATGCAAATCTTTCATTTAATATTTTAATGTTACTCAATAAAAGATAATTTAATTTAACCTTTGTTAATCTGTTAGTATTTAATAAATTACAATATGCCTCCCTAAAAGTTACTTTTCTTTTAGTTCCTAACTTCATATCTTCTTCAATAATTACCAATTATTCTCACCCCCTCCTTTTATCAAGCCCCCGTTTAGGTCTCTATCAAGCAAGTCATGGTATTTGAGAAAGCTTGATTCAACCTTGCGGAGGCTTGATTTTTTTCTAAATAAAAATAGCCAAACAAAAAGCCCGGATACATACAGGCAAGCGTCAAACCTGCTTTTATCCGAGCTAATTATTTGGCCATATTCTATTTTAAAATTATTTTACTTACATCTGGTAAGCATATGATATATTATAGGACGTTGTAAAATCTCTAAAAAAATGTTACCCGGATACCCGCCACTTATTCAATTGTGGTAATTTAAGGGCATTTGAGTATCATAACGCTTTTTCCCCTTTTTTATTTTAATTTGGCTATTATATTATCTATGACTGCCCTGGTATTCTCGCTTTGTGGGACAGTCCTACCATGTTGGTATCTATTATAAGTACCATAACTTACCCCGAGAAAATGAGCCATTGCAGTAGGACTTATATCATGCTTTTGAGCTAGAGTAACCAGTTTTTTTATTCTCTCATCTTTTATTTTTGAGATATCTATTTCAATTCTTTTTCCCATATTTACTCTCCATAAGAATAATACCATATGTAAGAATAAATTGCAAATATTTTTTGAAAATTATTAAATTAGTTATTATAATTTAATGCATCCCTAAGATTTTTCTTATTCTGTAACTTTTTATTTACTATATCCAAATCTTGATCTATTACATTATTTAAAAAGTTAAGTAAATCAGAATATGCTTTTTTCTTTTCTAGGAAAGTTTCACTAAATTCAACTATATATCCTTTTTCCGTAATGTCTACTGCACCAATTATATAAACTTGGTCAGTTTTTTTTAGGGTCATTTCGCAGTTTTTATATTGTAATTTTACAGTCATTTCAAAAGATATAATATTATTATTATTAATTTTATATTGCCCCACCCTACTACCCCCTTAACAGAATATTCAATTTTTGTTCACTATTATTATACTACATTCTAAATTAAAAATCCCTTATTTTTGTCAAATATTTTTAATAATCAAGATGATTTATTTTACCTTTTTTGACCTTTTCCATAAATTTTTTTAATGCTATCTGGCAAAAATCGGATAAACTAATTTTAATAGGCTTAAAATTTCTGGCCAGTTCCTGGGCTTCCTTTTTTACTTTGGCGGATCCCGCGCTAAAAGTAATTCTGTCATCTTCTTCTTTGGTTTTAATAATTACTTTTTTAACCATCATAATTTCTCCTTTCTTTTTTATTTATCTATCTTCCTCAATTATTATTATTGCCCCGTTTTTTAAATCAAAAATAGGAAAATTTCCTTTTCCTTCGTAGTATTCTTTCACGGCCATTTTATACTTTGAAAAATTTTCCGAGTATTGCCTGGTCCATTCTTTACTAGCCCGTATTCGCCTTTTCTTTACGATATTAATTAAATTTTTCATCATATTTCTCTCTCCTTCCCATTCATCTTGAATCCTAAATTTAACTATAATTTCCAGATCCCTTAAAAGATCTTTTCTGCTCTTTTTACTTACCTGTTTTTTCCGTAATATTTCAGACCGGGATATAAATTTTTCAATAACGGAAGTATAATTATCAATGTCGATAAAATTATGGCTATTTGTATACCATAAGATTATATAGGCCTTTTCCTTTTTGATGTATCGGAGTCTGTCCGGATAAAGCACCATAGTATATAATTCAAAACGTTCATTCTTATATATTTTTTTCATAATAATTTATCTCCCTTAATCAAAATATATAGTATCTATTTTAATCTTTGAATTATAACTTCCGTAGTCCTTAATATTTTTCTATCGACTTCATCAATATCTGCCTTTAATTCAAAAACCATAAAAGTTATAACTATTAGAAGAATAATTACTATTAAAGACCAAATTGTTTTTGCTATTGAAATCCATTTTTTCATTTCTAAATTCACCTCTTTATTTTTTTATTAGGCTCGATTATTGACATAAAAAATACAACTAAAGTAAATGGCAGCATAAACATAAATCCGACAATTAAACCGAATCTATTTTGAGGGTTGGCCACCATGATTATAGTTGCCATTTTTGCAAAAATAATTAGGGCAGCAATCTTAGTAAATTTTGGTATCATTCCCCAAGCAATTTTTAACAAAGTCTTTAGAGTTGTTTCAAGTTCGTAATCTTTTTTCATTTAATTTTATCCCTTCATAATATTCTTTAACTTTAGTTAGGATCCAGGCATTAGATAAATTTCTTATCTCTACAATTTCTTTCCATTTATAGCCATGCTTAGCCATAGTATAGCATATAATCGCTTCCATTTTAATATCGTAGGGCTCGATCCTGATCAAGGGAATCAGAAGTTTATTCTCTTTCTCTTTAAAAGTGGGTTTGTCAACCCTGGCCAATACATATTCGGGCTTTGTTAATTGATCTTTAACTTCTTCATATCTCCCCGGGTTTAGCTTTACCCTTATAATATGCTTACATTCTTGCCTTCTGAACTTCCAGATCGGGCACGAACAGCCCCAGATATTCTCATCTGATAAAGATACCACATATTCTTTATTGCTACTTTCGCTTTTGATATGCCACTTTTTAACCCATTTCATTTTATTTTTACCCCCTTCTTTTTTTTGTAATCTTTTTCTTTTCGTAGGTTGGGAATTTTTCGATAAGATCGAAGCCACCGCTAGGCTTTAAGAAAAGGTTTTTATTTTTTTTATATCCCAGGTCCCCGGGTTCACCCTTTATTTGTTTTCCGGTTATCTTTTTAACTTCTACAAAATTGCAAGAATTAAATTTTAACTTAGGATAGCATTCCTTGCAAACGTCTCTAAATTTTTCTTTAGATAATCCTATCTCTTCATGATATTCAAGATAACAAACCCTAATAGCGGAAGAAATTTTCTTTTTACATTCCCAGCATTTCATTTTACGAATCTCCTTTATTTTAATAATTTTAAGTAATCACAAACCAGGGGACTTTTAAAATCCCCTGGGATCTGACTGCTTAATTCCCCTTTTTTATTTTTTAAATTGCCTTGTAAATACCGTTTCGCAAAGGCTTCCTTTATCAACCCCCGCCTTATTGCACATTTTTTCAAATTCTTCTGTTTCTTCTTTGGTCTTTGTTCTTAATTTTTTTTCTTTTTTGAATTTTAAATAATCTTCATAGGTTAATTTCTTCCCGGGATTGGCCAGTGTATATTCTACAAATAAATCAAAAGATTCTTTATCGGGTTTATAACTATGTTTCTTAAATTCATCTAATCTATGATCATAACCAAAATATAAATCCCTTTCTATCCCCAGGCCTTTTACCTTTACTTCTTCAAGTTGTCTTAAAGTGAAATATCCTAATTCTTTCTCATGTCCATCTATCAATCCAAAAAATAATATATCCCCATCCGGGTCTCTTTCCCCTTCTATTACATACCAGGTAAAACTACTAAGCGGGTGAAAATATTTTAATATTATCTTTGGATTTTCCTCATTCTCTTGCGAATACCGCGCTGGCAATTTCTTTTCGATTTCTTTAGTCATAAGTTTCATTTTAAAATACCTCCTTATTTAATAATTTTATTTAATTCTTTACAGAGATTTTTCGAAAAAGCTTTATAACTTTTAGATTCGGGTATCAGAGGAGCATTGCAATCAGTATGTTCATAAGCTTCCCAAGTATAGCCATCAATATAATTATATGATCGCTTCCCGATTCCCCTATGGGATTGTCTATCTACAATGATTTTTTTACCACATTTGCGACATTTCATTTTTTTAAAACCCCTTCTTTTTTGATTCTGCAACTATACTATAAAAATTTATTTTTCTTGTTACCCAATTTAAAATACCTTGATATTTTTTATCTTCTTTTCCTATGCAATCTAGTTCTTCAAGTTTTAACAAATCCTTTTTAATTCTCTTTACAATACAATATCCTTTTTTCATCTCTGTTTTAATTTTCATTTTTAAAATCCCCCTTCCCTTTTCCGTTTTCCATTTCATCTTCTGGTCTATCCTTCTGCCGGTAGATATATAATCTCCGAGTAAATTTTTCTAATTCTTTGATCCTATTTTTATCTATCTTTTCCACCCTTTGATTAGTTAACATCTTAAATACCCCCTTATTTATCTCTCCTATCTACCTATAATATATACTAATTTCATAACTTTGTCAAGTCTTTTCTGAAATAAATATAGAATATTTTACTTTTTTTCACACAGTTATACACTGAAAATTAGATTTTTTTGCTCTTTTTTTTGCTCGAAATCGCTGTAACCCTTGTAAATAAAGGATTTGCTTGATTTTTGAAGACGTTCGTAGACTGCGTATATGAAGAAATTTTAAAGGTGCGCGTATGATTATATGTCTGAGGTTAAAAGACACACCTTAAAATCAAAATTTGAAGGTCTGTTTTTCGGTGATCTAAAAATGACCTGCCCCGGACTCTTCACCGGGGCAGTTAGGAGGTACCTAAATGAAAAAGCACGTGCAGGGTGGTGGCGAGCAATATTTATTTTGGGAGATCCGGGCATACAAATATAGGGATATTATGCATAACCCAATATTAAATTTGACGCATATTTAAACTCAGGATATTTTTCTACCAAACCTTCTTCTATTTCGATGATCCATTTAGGCTCTTCGAACATTTCTGAAATTATTTCATCGATAGATTTTTTAGTAGCCATATAATTATTAACCTCTTCTAATATCTTCCTATTTAACTTTAATCCAAATTCCTTTTGATCAAGATATATAAACCAAGCTTCTATTTCCTTTTTGTATTTTCTATGGAGTCCTTGTTTAACAAATTCATCCATAATTTTCTTCTTGATCAAATACAAAACTACTTCTTTAGATAGATTAAATAAAACCCGCTTCAACTCTTTTTTGTTTATTACTGCCTTTGTTAGTCTAAAGGGTAGGTTTCCAACGGATACAATTTGATTAATTTATCTCTTAACCCTATTTCAGTAGTCTTCAGAGAGTTATTATCAAATGGAGTATCAGTACTATCCACTTTAGCCTGCAAGAAAGTATGTACCGCGCCATAAGCCAATTCGACCTTATCTTCTACAGTTTCATTCATCACTGTCAGGATACTATTTAAAGCACTCCATAATGCTTTCAAATCCAAAGCCATTATTTCTCACCTGCCTTTCATTTTATTTTTAATTTATCTGTCTAATTAAATAGTTCCCATGATACGGATACAGTCTCCGGAGTATCGTATGGTACTAAATCGAGTATACCTTCTTCTTTTGCTCCGACTTCAAGATAATTTCCTAAGACTGTAAATACCACATTGTCTTTTTCTGTCATAGGATAGAGTACGTCAAAAGTTATTATGTATTCTCGAATAAATAATTCTCCTATGTTCTCGATAGACCACGCAACGTGATAAGTATCCACTACTTGTTCTTCTATTAGTAAAGGTTCCACAACTAGCACCGCGTCTACATTAGCTTCCATTGTAAGTACAGGAACTTCAGGCTCGACAGGTTCATCAGGAACTATCCACTCAGGTAGACATCCAACCAACAGAACAGCTGCTAATAATAAACAAACCATTACTAAAAGTAAATTCTTCACGGTTTTTCACCTCCTCTCATTTTAGATTTTGACTTTTTAACTAGTAACAAAAAACCAAACCATACCAACTATTGCTGCCAAAATAGCAGCAGCCCAATACCAATCTAAACTAGTTAACCAATCTAACATATCTTTCACTCTCCTTCCTATAATCATTCTAATCAGAATTAAATTAGTATCAAATACTCTTCTATATTTTTTTTGGCGCTTGAATTATGATCTTCCCGGGGGCGCAAGTGGTATCAAGAAAGCCAAGATACAACAGATAATTAAAAGGATGATCCCTAGAATTAATTTTATATTCATTTATCCCCTATCCCCTTTTTACAATGTTATAAAATTCTAACAGGCTTTCGTTTTGTATTCTTCCCGAATAGATGACAGTAGGCTCATATACCCAAAACTTACTTGGGCTGGGTTTTCTAATATCTGTATGGATGCCCCACCCGGCTATTCCTATTCTAAGTTCACCTACTTTTTCAGCAATTAACCCCAGATCAATAGGCTTTATTCCTATCACTTTTATATCAGCAGCCTCTCCATCCGGATTAGGCATATGGGCCGAGTCATTATATCCCCCGATTTCTCGGTTATATTCAATGCACCGGTTACCACTTAAGACAATAACCGGTCTATGGAGATCAAGCCCCCCATCTATAATTATTATCATTTCCTCTAACTTGAACAGCAATAAACTGCTGACCCTTACCTTCTTATTCCTACACTTTGGACAAGGGCATTTAAATTCATTAAATTTAAAATGTTTACTTGCGTAAATACTCAATTTTATTGTCCTTCTTTTTTAACCTTTTTCTTAAAATTTACCTTATCAGCGTTACCATTGAAATATTTATTAAAATATTCTATTAATCTTCCCAACATACTTATACTCTTGCGATTTAATCTTGCGTTGGTTAGTCCGTCTTTGTGTAATGCTTTCAATTCCACTTTAAACATACCTAAAATATCTTTGTTGGTTTTGCTTTGTTCGTTAATAAGATGTCTGACTAGCCAGCAAATTAATACTAAAAATATACCGGTTATGATCGCTATCCCATATTCAGATATTGCTTTCCCTATTTCAATTGGATTCATTACCTCATCTCCTTATTATAATGATTTGTGCCATCTCACTATTATCAAATCCTAAATCGAAAAATGCTTTATAACTCATCTTATAATTACTTTCCCCTACTGAATCATGCAAATTTAATTCAGCTTTCACACTACCAAACCCAATAATAACCCTGCAATGAGTGTTCTTTATCGACATACTATATCTTTGAATTACAATTAAGGGAATTCCCTTCCTCAAATATCCTTCTATTTCTTTAATATCAATTCTTTTCCACTCAGCAAAATATCCCAATTCTTTGGCATAACTGACTAATCTAAATGATGAAGAATCGCCATTAACGATTACTCTATTTGCTATTTCTGATTGACTAATATTCTCTCCATAATATTTAAAGACCATTGCTCCTGATGCAGGTATACACCAATCTTTGCCTTGCACTTTTTCATAGGGAACGGATAATAATATTTCTGTTATTTTTTCTTCAGCAGGTTTCTTACATTTTGATAATAACAAAAGTGCTAATATAATAAGTGCTATAATCCATATCATTGCTTCGTCTCCTTTACTCCAAATCATTCCATTTAGTAGATTCTTTGGTATTCCATTTAGATATGGTTTGAGTGTTCCACTTGTGAGGCCAGCCAACTTCGGTTGTTCCTGATCCATATAGAGAGAGACATTGGGTTGCAGAAAGTGTAAAAGTCGTATCTGTGCAGGGTATATTATCCCCTGCTAAATACCACCAACCATCTGCGCCAGTATTATCTTTTGATATTCTTCCCGCTGTATAAAATATACCGATAACATCCCCAGCCTGAACATTTAAGTTTACGGGTACTGTCTGAAAACCTGTAGCCAAATCAGCTACACTTTGACTTGACCGAGTAGATAAATTATTTCCTGATACTATGTAAAAAATTGCTATTTCTACATTAGTTAAAGTCCCATAAGAAGCTTCTACCCAAACTGAAACAGAAGTTATTTTACCCGATTCATTAGCGGGATTTGCTCTGCTTACATTTGTGGAAGGACTAGTACTACCAGCATAATTATTGGCAGGATAACCTATATCAATATCAATTGCTAAAGCGACTATCTGAAATATTATAAGTATAATAGTAATTATTAATAATATTCTTTTCATAATTAAATCTCTCCTACGTCAATGCTCGGGTCAAAGAATAGAATATCAGCAGACTTGGCTTGTCCTACCCTTTGTAATTGATTACCAGCGGTTGAAGGTGCGGTAGAAGTCATAGCCCCTGCCGTTGCCGCAGAAATATAAATCATTGCTCCTGCGAACTCAAAAGCAGAATCATCTCTGATATAGCCTTTAACTAACATTAGACAAATCTCACTATCGGCTTTTGTTTCTAAAGCAATTCTTAATCCGGGCATAGTTATTAAAGCATCTGCTTTCGCTAATTTCCATTCTTTGTCAGTCCAATTAAAGTATAATAATTGCCCGAAAACTACTGACTCACCAACTGGTTGGCTATCTACATCTCCAGAATACAAATGGTCAGAGTCTAAAGCATTAGCAAAATTTATCGCTCCAACTGTCATTGCAACATTACCTTTTAAATATGTTTCTGTAATGCTGTCATTGCCTAAAACAACCGTATTAGCCCCCTTACCTATTGCATTATAACCAATGACTATACTATTGCTATCGTCATTATTAAAACCCCTTACCCCAGCACCAATATAAACCGAATTTTCAGGAGTGGCTAAAGCAGTCTCTCCATCTGCTTGCCACAGACCAGCATCCGCACCTATCGCGGTATTATTACTACCTGTAGTATTATAATAAAGAGCGTCATAACCCAATCCAGTATTTTTGTTCCCTGTAGTATTATTAGCCAGATTATCATAACCTACTGCAACATTGAATCTACCTTCAGTATTATCAGTAAGAGAGGTTTGACCCATTGCAACATTCTGGTCACCAATAGTGTTAGAAAACAAAGCATTATAACCCACCGCAGTATTACTATCCGCTGCAATAGTTCCGCCTTCAGCTGCTGATTTTCCTGCTCCCTGACCCAAGAATGTATTATACTGAGCACCAGCTACTAAATTTAATCCTGCATCTTTTCCTATAAATGTATTATGGTCAGTATCAACAGCAGAAAGGGTTAGACCATTTATCGAAGTAGCTGTAGCTACCCCGAGTGCCCAATTACCTGTAACCGTCTCATTCTCATCTAACATAGCAATAGTAGTTCTATCGGATAAATCATCAGAAGATATTGCCCTGCTTTCCCAACTATCTCCATCAGCAACCAATACATATTTATCGGTTGGAGTAGTTACGCCTACATCGGATAAGTCAGATAATTGAGAAGCACCACCGCCAGTTTCATCTTCACATTCCCAGTTTGTCGAAGTAGAGTTATATTTTAATATCTTTCCATTAGCAATATCAGTTAAGTCAACATCACCAATATCGCCTATACTGTCAGCTTTCTTGAAGAAGGTTGCTTCAAAAGTAGCATTTAAATCCGTATCGGTATTTTGGGTATGAAGTTCACTATCATTGGCAAGTGAAACTCCCCATATAGCCTCTACTTCTGCCTGTGAATCTATAGCAGTCTTTAGGTAGTAATCAGTCAAAGCAGTAGCCATCTCTGTCGAAGTAGTTACATTCAATCCCCAAATAGTTTCCATTTCAGAAAGACTATCAATAGCAGTTTTGAGGTAATAGTCAGTTAAGGCAGTAGCAAGTTCAGTTGAATCAGTTATATTTACACCATAAATGGTTTCTACTTTCGATAATGTGTTTATCTCTGTTTTGAGATAGTAAAGCGTTAAATCAAAACCTAATTCTGCTTTAGTCTGCCAAGTCATTTCACCGGCAATATAAGCAGCAATATCATTATTTACCGGATCATTAGAGAATTTTAATCCGGTTTCAGGTATTTGTATTGTACCCCCTGTGGTCGCATCTTTAGGATATAGATCATTCCTTTTAGAATGGATCAGCAAGGCTCCTAAATCGTCAATTATCTGTCTCATTTCGTTGGTATCTTCCAGGGCATCGGCTTTATCAGCAGCACCCACATAAAAGTTAGTTCCGGATTCCTGGGTATATTTGTAATATGCAGTAAAGCCATTTATACTAGATAACAATAGGATAACCGATAAAATTATTCCTAACCATATTCTTTTTTTAAACATCTTAATATCTCCTTTCATTCATTTAATAAAAAAAGAGCCAGACTAAAAGGCTTTTCACCTTTTTAAGATCTGGCTCTCTAAAAATGGAGCTCTCGGTTTATTTGATTTTTAGATTTTATCTATTAATTATTAGAAATCTTCTTTGGCTTTATCTCTCTCTATCTCTATATCTATTTCTGGCGGTTCTTCTGGCTTGACTTTCTTGCTTTCAAATGTTACAAACCCATAATCTACATCTGTATTATAAAACATACGTATAAGTGTTATTTCTCCGTCCCATATTATCCCATAACCATTAAGATATTTTTCTTCTTTTGTTGGTTCACCAAATCTATCTTTGAATATAGCTGTAAAAACACAAAGATATTTCTTTCCAAATCCCGTACTCATTTTATAAAATTGGTTGTTACGTAAATTAAAATAATAATATACAGAAGAAATCTCAACGCTACCAATATAATTGTTTTCATTTGGTCTGGTATATTCATATCCTTTATCTATACCATCTAAGTTTTCTATAAAAAACTTCATATCCTCTGTCGGTGCATCTCCCCACTTCAAACCTCTAAATCCATCAGGTTCATTTTGAAAAGCAAATCCTATTCCTGTAATTAGAAATATTAAAATTATGCTTAATAAGATGACCTTTTTCATTTTATCCCTCCCAAAATAAAATTTATTTAATTTTTATATACTTCTTCTACGATATCATTCCAATAGTCATATACAATATATTTTGTCCATATTTTGTTTCTTATAAAGCACACATAATCTACCGCTTCTTCAAAATCATCAAATCCAAAATAATAATATTGATTATCAGTAATTGATAACCATATATCCTCATTATAAACGGCTATATAATGTTGATAGAAAGTATTATCAAATACCTCTATTTGCCAAGTTTCATAACCGTGATAATTAGATACCCAAATTCCAAAGGCACTAAAATCATCGCAATCCCCCTTTTTGGAGAGATATAATTCATATGGAGTCTGAATTATAAAATCATGTGCTTCATATGTAAAATTCTCCTCCATATAATTACCAATATCATATGGAGTATACAAGCTATCTATTACTGCAATAAATCCATTATCATTAGGCACAACATAATCACCTGGAATAAATCTCGCACAACCTACAATTAAAAGCATTATAATTATAAATGATATAATAAATAGTTTCTTCATTGATATTTCTCCCAATTTTGTTTATTTTGATAAACTTTTTCAATCCAATCTTGAAATTCTTGTATTGTTAATGAACTTTTCGATTGATTGCAAGTATGACAACATGGAACAACATTGTCAATTATATATCCTCTATTGTTATCTATTCGGTCTATTCCATTGTAAATATAATCTCCAAAATATTGTTTATATTTAGTTGTATTATTTGGTTTTGCCCCACAATAATAACAATTTCTTTGTGTTATTTCTCTAAATTGTTCTTCTGTTAATTTATATTCTATCTCCCTCATTTTTGCATTTCTTTTATAGCTTAATATTATTGTTCGCATACTCCCCAATCCAGGAGATAATCTTTTACGGTCTCCTGAAATTTCTCTTCTCAAACAGCCACAACTTTTTGTAATTCCATTTCTTAGACATTGTTGATTAATAACTTTTTCTATTCCGCAATCACATTTACATTGCCATAATGAATGTCCCCATTTATCAAAGCCACTTTGTCTTATTACCTTAAGTCTTCCAAATTTTTGTCCTATTAAATTTATTACTTTTGCCATTTTTTCTTCTCCAAATAAAAAGGCACATTTCGGTTGGTAATAAGGAAACGGTAAATATCTATCTCCTAAACCTACTTTGTGCCTTTTATAAATTAAAAAACCGTTCACTTATTACCTATTAAATTATACTATATTTATTTGGAGTTGTCAAAATAAAATAATTTTTTTCATTTGATTTTATTCCCCTAAACATTATATATCATTCTGCTAAATATTTCAATTTTTAGGATTTTTGTTTATTATTTTTTCTTCATTTTCTTTAATATTGTTTACCAGTATATAAAATTCTTCTATTCTATCGAAGTGAAAATGGAGATTTCTTAATTCTACAAGAACGTTCTCTAATAGCACCGTTTTCCTAAAAAATGTTTTTAAAAACCACTGTTTAAACATTTTTACCCCCTTCTCTTTAATATTGTTTCCTCAAGCCGATAAATCGATTTTTACTAAAATAATTGCCGAAATTCTTGCCCGAACATTAGATGTAAATTTAATTTTTTTCCAGCCACTCCCGCTAATTCCTGTAATTGGAATATCTAATTTATCTGTTGTATATGCCCCTATACTACTTCCATAATTAATCCCATCGTTGGAAACGTAAACGTTAATTGTGGGCGATTGAGATTCTTCATATATCCCATAAATAATCCCGTGGGTATGTGCAACAATAGTTACAATATGGGTATGAGCAATTCCATGAGTATGAGCTACTACTGTGACAGTATGTTGATGGTTTGCTACGGTATGTGTATGGCTTACACGAGAGACTACATTAGTATCTGGTATTGATGAATAATAATAACCGCCTTCGTGTGCTACTAACCCTCCAGTAATTTCACAATTCATCCTATCGCCTATTTCGCTGGATGATGCACTACTTGTCTGTGCACCACCAGCACTTGAAGTTGGAGTCTGTCCACCTCCACTTGCACTGCTTGATTCAGAACTTGCTCCACTTGTCGGGGTAGAACCGCCACCACTCGCTGCACCTGTAGAATACGCCCTGAACTTCCTTATCCTAAATGACAACTTAACGCTATTTATTGCAGTCATTTCTGATACTATCTCAAAATCTAATTCAAAGGGATAAGTTGCGTCAAGAGAATCATCACCATTAAAAACATAAGTATTACGAAGCTCATTATATTTATCTGCGGTAATTGATCCTGTCTGAATAAACCCCCCATTTATAATCGTCTGGCCATAGGTGAGCGATATTCCCCGTACTCCGTCGACTACTGAATGCAATACCCCGATAAGAAAATAATAATATATCTCATCATCATCGAATTTCCTTTGCGTTTCATCTATTATAATTCGCCCACTATAGATAGGCTCTTTGGTGCATTCTACATAAATATAATAAGCTGTCTCATCTACCAGGTCATCCCGTGAATTCTCGAATAATGTCCAGGTCCTGATTTCGTCTGCGATTGATAAATGAATTAGTTCTCCGGCACTCGCGTGAAATTTCGATACATCATCAGTGTAATTCGCCTCAATAAGTACTTCTTTTAGAATATATTGAGTTGACTTTGATCCCACTGATAGCATTCCAGTTTCGATTGAGGCGGGTCTGATATTTCCCATATCAAAATATCCGTCTGTATCAAAGACCATCGTTCTCAGTTCTTCAGATGTTTTCCAGTTCCGCCTTGCCCGAATAATATCTCCGCCATCATCAATTTCAATTTTCTTTTTTAAATCTTCTTGTTCAGAATATAGCCGTTGGATTAATTGCACTTCCAGATGATCAGTTAATTTTAGGGTATATTTATATTCGTTTGCCAGAGATTTAGTCAATTCTATAATCCGGGTCATCACACCAGGGTCCACCATCCCTAAATCTGTATCCTCTATTGTGATGAAATCTCCCACTTTAAGCTCAATAAAACCAGTCTTGAGATTTCTCCAATCGGGTTCAAGAATATAGGTTACTCTCGGTTCGCAATTATCATTAATATAGGTTTGGGCTTTGTCTTGTAGGATCGTCTCAGCATCATCTATATAGGGAACTTGCGGCATTTTTATATCTAACAAAACATACTTATTACCCCCGGCAGGTTTCAAAGTAGTATTTGGCATTTCGTATCCCCGCTCATCGGTAAAGGCAATTATCGTAAACTCTTTTGTAATTGTATTGTATCTGGAGACTTCAAATTCATACCCGCCTAAATCTCCAGAATTAAAATGTAACTTTGCGGTTATGCCGGGGAGTAAACAAGCGTTTAAATCAAACATATCAACATCGGTAAATTTTGTTATATCCCCTGGATTTACTGAGCTTATTATCCCTTCTCTATGAGGATAAATATCATTAAATATTTCCGTATGCTCAATTATTCCATATTTATCGATGTTTTTTTCTAAATATGATTTACCATCCGTCACAAATTTTAATCTTCTGGAGTAATCTCTATAGTCACTTGCCAAATTTTTCTTTGAGCCGAAGGCATATAGCCTCGTGATAATATTCTTTTCGCTTAATGTGGTCCTATGAATATTTCTCAAGCCCTGATGATATTTAAAAGTTAATCCCGAATCACTACCTGCTTTATCGGTAAAACAAATATCCTTTGTATAGCTGATAATCCCGCCTTCAGCGGGCTTGTAACCATGTTCGGCTTCGGCAGCGGGTTTATAGCCTATCACCGCCTCACCGGCAGGATAATAAGGTAGTTTTGCCCCCTCTATAAAATCCAATGCAAACTCAAAATAGAATTCTCCCTCGAATTCATCACATAATTTTTGCAGAACTTGCATACAATTGGATTTTGAGAAGCTTAGCAATTTATAATCTAAAGCGGATGGCCAATCTTCTATCCCATCATTTTTCTTATTCCAGGTCCCTTTTGCCCAGCCGGTATGTTCTCGGTCCATGTTGGTTACAATAAGGTCAATGAATGTTTCTAGGTTTCCTACCAAGCTAAAATCAGAATTTCCGTCGCTATCTAAAAATTGGGTTTTGAGTAATTCATAATATTCAGATTCGAAAATTATATTGTAATCAAAAGAATTTGAACTATTCTTTTTGATATTGGGAAGATTATTCACATAATATATAACGCCATCATAGACGATATAATCCCCGATATTGATATCCAAAAAGATGTGGGAATTAAAAGATGATTTAATGATATCTTCACCAAGTAATTGGCGTATCAAACGGGTGTTATCGTCGGTTTTTATCGTCAGCCAAATTGATGTTCCTCTATAAATATCAAGATTCATTATTTGATCTCCCTATAATTTTAAGTTGGAATCGGTTCTCTTAGTTTCAAAATGAATTTGCCTACCAATGTGGAACTATTCCAGCCGGTCAACATATCCAAAACTCCTCCATCTTTAAAATATACATTCAAAGTATCGTCTAAAAATGGTAATTTTAAGGTATGCAAGCCGGAGCTTTTTAATACGGTTTTAAAAGCATTTAAATTGGTTAGAAAATCAGCTTTTGAATTTGCTTTTATATAGCAATATAGAAATATGTCCCGAGGCTCAAAATAAATATCATCTACCCCGGTAAATGCTTCCTCTCCATTAGAATCGAGCCAATTGTGGGCCGTCTCACCTTTTCGTTCCAGAAAATCTAAGGCCCCCTTTGTTTTTTGGACATAAATTCCATAAATGGCTGCCAGATCATTTGTATCAATTAAATACCCAGATTGCATAATTAACTACCTCCTATTGATCTTAAACCTAAAGAACTCATCTCATTCAATCTATTACTGATATTTTCTAAATATCTATTATATTCGGTATTATCAGCAATTCGAGAATTTATAATAATGATATTCTCCATATTAGATAGTATATCTACAGTATTGATTCTAATTGCCTGAAATTGCCCAGCCAAAAGTCCTGCTGTTTCTTCTGTTATGCCCGCGATAGCTCCAGTCAAGCCCGTCTTTCTTACCTCTTCTAACCCTATACCTGCGGCGTCTAAAATTGCTTCCATTGCTTTCCATTGAGCCAATGCCATGTTAACCGCATTCTGATATACCCCTGCCAAATTTTCTATTTCCTCGACTGTTAATCCGCCTCCTGATAAAAGTTCAAATTGTGCCATCCAGTTTTTAAGATATTGAGTGATAATAGTTTTCTTAAAAGCATCTATCATCGCTCTCCGCATCATATCATTAAAAGTATCGGCAAAAACTTCAGCAGAATCCAGACCTTCGCTAAATCCCCCAGCGATGGCATCGGCAATCGTTTCTTCTGTTATACCTGCAATTTCCTTCATCGCTTCTTTCGCCTGTTCTATAATATCTTCAATTGTTTCTGCTTCTCCTAAGTCTATACCTGCTGCTGCTAAAACTGCTTTTATTGCTTCCCATTTTGTTTCTACTCTTGAGAGTAATATCAAATACGTTTGTGCCGCGTAATTTATTTCTTCGGCTGTTAGTCCGCCTTCCGATAAACTGGCAAATCCTGCAAGCCAGTTCTGAATATGTTGCGTAATTATAGTTCTCTTAAAGGCATCCAAAATTGCTTTTTTCATCATTTCGTTAAAGGTATCGGCAAAAATCTGAGCCGAATCCAACCCTTGAGAAAATCCTTCAGCGATAGCATCGGCAATTGCTGAAGCAGTAGTCCCGGTAAGAATTTGGTTATATTGATCATTCAGATTAGCTATTTCTGCATTAATATCTTGTATGGTTGATAACCACTGTTCTATCTTTGCTTGGTCAGTTTCGCTCCAGGTAAACCAAAGGAATTGTCCGTAAGCTTCTTGCTCGGCTTCAATCATTTCATTATATGTGGCAATTTGCTCATTCAGCAGATCAATTATATTCTGTATTGCTTCTGGTTTTGCAGTCCCTACGGCTTGATTTAATATATTTTGTTGCTCTTGTAGTTCAAGGGTAATTTCATGTAATTGTTCTTCAAGTTCAGGAACATCTGAATGGTGAACAGTGAATAAATTAAAAATACTACTTATAGCGGTCGCTATTCCACCTAAAATACCTGCAAAACCCAAGATACCACCCGTCGCAAAACCAGCCATTATTTGACCGATTCCGCTGACTAAATTGGCTAAATCATTTATCATTCCCTCAAGTTCTGTATCAAAATTACCAACGGCATCAGCTAAAGCATGCAGGGTATCAACCGTTTTATCAATTTCATCTCTTATATTTTCCCAGATCTGCTTTTGTGATTCAGCAATTTCTTCATTAAATAATATTATGGCATCAGCAAAATCGGAATATTTTACTTTCATCTCTTCTAAAAATTCAATATAATTTTCCAATTCTTCATTATTTAGTTCTTCTCCATATTCCACCCTTTTATTATTTATTTCTTGTCTTGCCTCATCAAATTTAACCTCTGCTATTAATTGTTTTTCTATGCTTCTTAATCTATCTTGCTCATATTTAACATCAGTTAGCAATAATAATTCGGTGGTTTTTTTATGGATTGAAACAATCTTTTCTTCTGTTGTCTGGTAGGATTCGAAGTAAGATTCTAATATTTCTCTTTTCTTTTTAGCTTCTTCTTCTTCTATTTCTGTTATCTCTTGTAACTTATTATTTATAAATTCAAAATATTCTTTATTGGCTTCTTTTTCTTTGCCAAGTTCCTTTTTGGCTATTTCAAGTCTTAATTTATAAGCTTTATCCTCTTCTCCTATTTGCTTTTCTAAACCTTCTTTGAATATAACTAACTTTGCTTCCGCTATTTCTTTATCGTATTTTTCATTAATATCCAATATATTTTGATTATGCTGTTCCACCACTTCTAAATATTCATCAGAGCCTTCTTTATAATTTTTGATTATAGTTTTGAATCTATCTTTTTCACTTTCGAGTTCTTTCTCCCTTGCTTCGGCAATATAATTGAAATATTCTTCTTCAGCTTTTTTCCTTTCCGCTGTTATTGCTTTATTATATTCATATATATCATCGGAAATTATTCTGCTTAATTCAGCATTATCTTTATATTTCGTTGCCATATCAGATAAGTAGCTAGCATAATTTTTGCCTTCTTCAACTAATTGTGCATTATTTTCTTCTACATATTTTTCTCCGAATTGAGCTACATCACTCAAATATCTTTTATACTGGCCTGCCATATATTTTAATTTGTCTTCTATATCTTTAATTTGCTCATCGGTAAGAGAAAGAATAGTTACAGGTTTTTCTTCGGGAAGTTCCCCGGGTTTAGGAGTAATTATAATTGGCTTACCTTGTGATTCTCTTAATCTTTCTAAAGCTTCGGTTAGATCATCTACTTCATTCGTTGTTTTTTCTATATTAAGTTTTAATTGATCTTCTTCTAATCCCCTTTTCTCAGTTGCTATAGATAATTCTCTCATCAGATTTATATATTCATTATCTTTTTCCAAGCGAATATCCATCATTTCATTCAATCTTTCTTGCGTATATATCCCCTGGATTCCGCCTGTAAGTTCAAGTTCCATTACATCTTTTAAAAATTTTATTCGCTTATTGATTCTATTTATTTCTTTGCTTCCCTCGTCTTCATCTCTCTTGTATATTGCTAATTCTAAATTTGCTCGTCTTTTGTTAATTTCTGCCTGCTCTAGTTCTAATTCCATAATTTTTATGCTTAATTCATAAGAACCCTGTTTGGCCAGGGTAAGAACATCAATAGAAGCACCAGCAAATTCGGCAGCCTTCCCGAGAGTAGGGTAATATATGGCCAAAGCCTTTTCAGCGGCATGCAGTTGGGTTGTTTCTTCTCTGGTTAATTCTGTTTTACTTCGTAGACCTTCTACTGTAGTAATCAAATCATCAATTCTGCTTTGTTTCTTTTGAAGGGTATCGGTTAGTTCTGAATAACTTCTTGCTAGTTTTGATAATTCGTCATTCGCTCCACTCATCGCTTGATTAATTCCACGAGCTATACTATTCATAATCCCAAGTAGACTATCCCCGAGAGGTTTCATCTTTGCCATTATATTATTCTGCATAATAGCCCATTGATTCGCAGTAGTATCCATCATGGTGGCAAAGGCTTTATCAGTAGCTCCCAGCGAATTCTCTATTTCATTCAGAGTTTTATTCCATCCTTCGCCTTCACCTGTCATAATCGAGAGTAATCCAGTAAGTCCACGAACATTAGGGAATAACCTACCAAGAGCAGCTTCATTGCCTTTAGTCGCTTCTATTATATCTTTTAGAATTTGTTTAAATCCTTTTGCTTTTAAAGCGTTTATGTCAAATTCGATTCCTAATTCCCTTGCTGCGTCGGCTGCTTCACCAGTCCCTTTGGAAACCTGTAACATAGCAGTTATTATTCCTCTTATACCTGTAGTAACAATATGGGGTTGCATTTTTTTAACTGCTTCGGCATACATGGCAGCAAGTTCGTTGAAAGATAGTCCCATTTGTGCGGCAAGTCCTGTTACCATAGATATAGTTGGGCCAAGCTCTTCCATTTTTACTTTACCTAATCTGACTATGGTAAACAATTTATCGGATATTTCAGCAGCAGTTCCAGCGGATTCTCCATAGGCGTTCATAACATAAGTCAGGGCATCAGCAGCGGTAAATGTATCGGTTACAGTGGCAACGGCAAGCTCAGCAGATATTTTTAATATGTCCATAGCCTTTGCCCCATCGTAACCAGCACTGACAATTTGATAGAGTGCTTTGGTTAATTTCTGGGCACTATCCGGAACGGTCTTTGACATATCAATTATTTCTTTAGAGATTCCTTTGAAATCATTCTGGACCGCTTTTGAGATAGTCTGGACTTCTTTCATAGCAGATTCGAATTCTTTGGAAAAATTGTAAGCTTGTTTGGTTATTTTTGCAAAGACTAAAGCAGCACCAATGGCCAGGCCAGCAAAGATGTCCATCCCGGTTATACTACGAGTTAAAGTGCGTAATATTCCCTTTGCCTGGACTGCTCCTGTTTGTAATCCTGTATTATCGATTTTTGTCCGCCAAAAAAGCGAACCTCCGGTTTCTAGTGCCATTTTATTCCACCTTAAATAAATTTTTCTTTGTGTCTTCCGTTGCTGCCCAGATGTCCCAGCGTATGGGTAATCTATTATTATTTAATCCAATTCCCAAGTTCATATATTCCCCTGCTTTTTCATAGTCCTTTTTCTCGAATTCATAGATAGCTAACCAATTCAGAATTTCCGGTAAGACTATTTTTGTATTACTAATTAATAATTGCTCGTATAAACTTCCCTTCGTTCTATAAATATTAAGTGCAATCTCAAAATATTCTTTTGCCTTTTCGTTATCTTTACCGGTCCAGAAATTCCCCAACATTAAATATATTTGAGAAATCCTACTTGAATAATGACAGGCTTCTCTCTCTGTTTTTTCCGCATTTTTTATATCATTCTTGGCCAAATATGCACCCACCAACTTAACAAAAACTTCAAGAAATGAATTCCATCCCTCATTATAATCTTCCTTTCTCATTCGTTTGATCCATATCTCCCCATATTCAATAACATTCTCAAAATCTTTAATTACATAATAAGTTTTGACTAAATGAGTTAAATTATGCAAGTTCTCCGGATGTTCCTTAAATTCTTTTTGGAGTATCGATAAACTACGCTCCATTTTATTATCTAATAATTTTTCGCCCTTTTCCCCCTGGAAAATATATCCATAATGATTAAAGATTATATGAGGGGCAAAAAGATAAGGGGGTTTGCAAATTGGTCTGTTATGGACCGCCTGTTCAAAATGGAAACCGCTCTCATTTTTGAATATTCTGGGCTGTAACATTTCTGAATATTGCTTCCAATCTTTAGTATAATAATTATATAAATTTACAAATACCGTTGGTTCTTTATATTTCGGATTCAAAATTATATCTTCTAAGGGATATAGACATTGCTGACGCAATTCTTCATCGGCATCTACCTGCATGAGTTTATCCCCGGTAGCTTTCCCGATCCCATAATTGCGAGCCTTACTAAAATTCCAGGGAATAAATTCTTTTTTATATATCTTATTGGTATATTCCTTTGCTACCTTAATGGTCCTATCCGATGAGCCGGTATCAAGTATTACTAATTCACACCATTTTTCATGTATAATGGGAAGAAAACTATCAAGGCATCGTTTAAGATTCGCTTCCTCATTTTTAACGATCATAATGATTGATAATTTTGGTTTTTCCATTTAATTCTCCTTTAGACAGCTTACAGGATTGATGCCCCAGTTCCCTTCTATATCCGGTTTATAGGATCCGGTCTCACAAATAACCCTCGCCCTTATCTTCTTTATTCCCTTTCCATAATCAATATTAACAAAAATATCTCTGCAGGCATCCCCCACAAATTCGATTTTGATTATTTCCCATTTATTCAGATTCTTTAATCCGAACCAGCTTTCTAACCACCGGGCATTATTTTTATGAAGAGTCCTCCAGGTCAATTGGGTATATCTCACCATTTTTATCCATTTTTTCTTTTTCCAATTATTTAAAAATTTTTTTGTTACCTTTTTTATTTCTTTATCCATAAATCCCTTCTCTTTCTGGATCACAACAAACCTTTTAACTCATCTATATTTTTTATCTCCAAATCTTTTGCCTTTTTCTTTTTATCATCTCCGAGCTTATAACTGGGAATACTGCTCATTAGCATCGCTAAATTTGCATAACTATAATTCCATAAGATATCCCTCATAGACATTCGGGGAAAATAATGCATTAATCCGCCAATTATTCGCCAGGGGTTGCTGCCTTCTTCTCTTTCTGTAGAAGATTCATCCCCTTTATCGATACTAAAGACGCCAAAAAAGGGTTGACATCCATTTGTTGAATTATCACCGTCATTAGTTTCAACCCCTCCTTTGTCGTTAGGTTTTTATTCAAGAATTTAATTAATTTTTTTGACGGTTCTTTCTCGCTATTAATAATTCCATATGCAATCATTTTAATCAATTTGTCTTTATTCTCAATTATATTCTTTGCTCCCAGATCTAAAAGATTGATTTCCTTATCCTCGTTTTTCATAGCCTCTACTAATTCATCAGTATTTAAATCCAATAGAATTTCGCTGATTTTTAACAATGTTCCCATTTTAATAGGATAAATAACGAATTTTCTTTCAGGGGAAATTAAATGAAGTTTGTTAAATATATTTTTATTTTGTATGGTAATGGTAAAATCAACTCCCTTTTCGAGAATTGAATCTATGGCGTCTTGGCGGATCTGATTATTTTTATTATCACTCGGGGCCCCGAGCTTATCCTTAATTTCTTTTTTTTTATTCTTCTCCGGCATATCTTCTCCTTCTTAAATTATACCCGCCCCGATAATATCTCCATATAGGGCGGGTAATAAATAATTCTTATAGAACTGTCATTACAATTGGAGCACCAGTGACAGGCAGCAGCACGTCAGCGGTAAATGTAATTTGCCCGGATTCGGTCTTGGCAAATTTCAATTCTCCGCCAGCATAAAGGGAAGCTCTTTTAATTACGAATTTTAATTGTTTTAAATTTATCTTTTTAGAAATAATCTCGAAAGCCCTTTCGCTTATTACTATTGCTGTAACAGAAGCTGTCCAGGTAGTTGAAAGACTTGCAGTGCCTCCAAAAGCATCCGCCATTATACTTGGTCCCATATCTCTTGTAGCAAATTCTATGGTTTTCTTGCCTGCGGTAATTATCTGCACATCGGGAAATTCAGTTTCCTCACAAAACAGATCAGCTATCGAGGGCGCATTAATTACGATATGTGCACTGTCAGGAACTATATGCTCTATGGTAACCAGAGAAGCAACAGTCGGTCCTATTTTTATTGATTCTAATCCTATCAATCTTATATTACTCATTTTATATTACCTCCAGTAATTTATTTTTCTATGAAACAATTTATTCTCAAATTAACATAACTCATTGATTTTTGGTCAATATCATTTAACAGTATTTGGTTCACAATACCAAAAACATAGTAATTTGGAGCGCTATTATATAACTCTATCTCATCTATTACTGCTTTGGCGATTGCTCTTAATTTTGTTATATTAGGGGCCCCGTTGTTAAAATTCTTACAATAGCAATTAACCATGAAGGTAGCATCATTTATTATTTCGTCTCCGACATAGTTAGATAGAGGAATTATCACAATATCCTGTAATTCAGAGTTTAAAGGTTTTTTATTCCTGTAAACCCTGCCACCATCGAGTATGGCCTGAACCTCTTCTGTATTAATAACAGGATATAATATATCATTTATGTCAAAAGTCGTTTTCATAAGCTATATTCCTTTATCTTTGACTTTAAGAGGGCCTTCGCTGCCGGCACGCTTCCGGTGATTACATCGTAACCTTTCGATTCTACCGCTGCGGCATATTCCATGCCCGCAACTACGATTAAGACAAAACCCTTCTTGTTTTCTCTTAATATTTCCTTTGTTATTTTTTTTGCCTGGGCTCTGCCCTCAGTTTCCCCTTCTATGTTTTCCTGAATAATATTTCCATCCCGGGCAATGATATATCCGATTGAGCTTCTCAGGTTTCCAGTCTGGTCTTGATATGTCCTTATATTCCTGGCATCATTGACGAAATTTTCGCCTACCATGGCCAATGTCCAGATGATCCTTTGCTCTATGCTGACCGCAAATCTGTTTATCCGTCCGTCTACATCCCCTTGTGAAAATCCAGGAATCAAAGGCATATTAACACTTCATTTCTACATGTTTTTGATATTCAAACAATTGTAAAATTATATGTTCCTTGCTAAAAAAGGTTAATTTTGCAGCCTTAGGAACGCTTCTCGCACCGGCAAAAACCGGAGAAAAAACAGCCCAGCTATATCCGATCATATCCCCAGACTCCCCTATAATATATTTAGTTGAATTCGGTTGAATATTACAGACAATCCCTATCGTTACCAATGTCCCTTCCGTATATATCCCGATTGTATTATACGTCCCGGGGGTATAATAATTTATAGTTGCTGTATGGGGATATCTTTCTACTACCATATTGCAGCTCCATCAACGGTTGGTTCGTCCATATCATATTTTTTCAAGATTCTCTTTGCCATTGCGATTAATTGAGCCCCACTATATTTTATTGAAAAAGCTCCTTCTTTTAATTCGGGATGTGCAGCAAGGGTAAAATAGAGGGATGCAGCAGCTAAATCTATGTCTTTAGCATTAGCTGCCGCATAAGTTCCCCCTGTCACAACGCCTCTATCCAAAAGAAGTTTCTCTAATAAATTATCATTCTTATATTCTGTTAGCGATTGTAAAGCTGCTTTGTTGTTCATTTAGATTATGCACCCCATAAAGTCGCATTTTCAGTATCAAGAGAAAGCACTCTATCTATTGTGGGCCAGGATGGGAATGCATTTAATTCGCTTTTGGTGTATTCAGCTACAGGATCAACATCAGACCATTTGGAAATTAGAATCGGTCCTTTCTTGGCTTGAACCACCTGTTTCGGAGGATTTGTCTCCTCTGCGATAGGTCCATAAAGCAGATCTCCACACTTTAAATCTTCAAGGAAAGTCACATATCTATCCGCACCATCAGAATCTAACCAGGGATCAACCGATGTAATTGTGTGGCCTGCATCCTCATAACTTATTCTAGTGTTAATTATCATTATTTCTGGGTATCCCTCAGATCTTAAAGCATCATTTGCCACTTCAAGAGTAGGTGCCCTCTGTTTTTTGAGCCCACCATATAAAGCGAATGGAATGACGAAATCCTTGATCTGATCCGAAATTCTAAATGCCAGCCATTTAGAACGATTCATCAGCATATATCTGGGTAATACTCCAAGATCACTAGCCGCCTCCATAACAGCTTCTATATCAGTTATGGGTTTAGAAGTGGCAGCGTTGCCGATTTCCCAATAAGTGTTAGCAGCTCCTACCACAGCTTTTTTATTGGCCAAAGGAAGTCCAAAATCAATGGCCTCTTCGGTTATCACTCCTGCGGCATTTGTAACCATAGAAAGAGTTATTTGTCCTTTAGATAATGCTTGAAATATTATCCACTCTAATCTGGCATTTGCGCCATCTACGCAGTCATCTACATCTCCAAATACAAGATCAAGTAAAGCCGTCTGTTCTGGCCTTGCCTGAGCTTTTAATATGTTATAAGTATTCAAATCCATTTCTGTCATTTTCTTTTTCATTCTGATAGAAGGGATTTCTCCTGATAATTTACTTACAGTCCTTCTGGTTTTGAGAGGTGCACTTACATCATAAGCCACCACATCAGCAGCCACCCTATTCCCCTTACTCCCAACCAATGTTTCGTAAGTTAGGAAGGGAGTTGACTTTAAAGGAAAGAATGTAGGCCAAAATAGTTTTTCATATATTCGTGCAATAAGATAGGCCTGTAAGGTCTTTTTATTTATTTCTTTTAATAGTGAATATTCCATATTATTTCTCCTTACATAATTTTTTTAATTTTAATTTTTAGGCAAATCTTATTCTAACGGTAAGATTTGTTTTGTCGGTATCAGTTACGAAATATGGTAATTCGGATTCATCTACGGTTCCGCGTACAACGGCCCCCGCAAATAAATTATCTAGCAAATTCCCTTCTTCATCCCTTACCTTGACATTGTCACGCAAAATACAATTGGCGCCATACAAAGGAGTTGCGGTGGCAATAGTGGGGGTTTCATATAAAACCGAACCCGAAGCAACTAAACCACCAGTATTTAACAGCGTTTGCATAACTGCAATAGCTGTCGCTGATACTCGGCTAATCGTTGAAGCGGTTACTCCACATAAAAATATGAATTCACCGGCCTTAAATAGATGATCAGCGGGCTCAACTGCTAAAACAGTAACTCCTGAAACTACCGCAGCGACTGTCTTTACCGTTTTGATTACATTGTATAATCCTATGCTGGCACCGGTCATGGCATTTAACAATGTTCCTTTTTTGATCTCTTTGGTAGTAGTTGGGAATCTATCAGTTTTTACTGTCACTCCGCCAGGGATATCTTCTAATATTTTCAGAAATACAGGGTCATATACAACCCCATCTTCTTTTTTAATTTGTAGACTCATTATATTTATCTCCTATTCATTTATTTTTTTTATTTTAATTTCTTTGCCTTTCTTGATTTCTTCTTCTGATAATCCCTGAAAAGGTTGCCCTTCAGCCCCTTCATTTTTTGCTTTGGCAAAGCTGATCGCCGTCTCCTCTTCAATGGTTCCCATTTCTTCGCCTTTTTTAGGGATCTCTCCATCTTTAAGTTTTTTATCAATTTCGGCTTGTTTAAGTCCGAGAACCTCGTCCTTTAAACTTTTGACACTTGTCTCAATGTCTTCATCTTTATCAACTGTAATATATTTTAAGAATCCTTCGCTTAAATCTGCTTTTTTTAGAGCATCTTTAATTAAAGTCTCCCGCTTTGTCTTGACAGTCGTTCCACTCAAATCTTTTACCAAATCAGTCAACTTGTTAACCGATTCAGTTAGATCCGATATTTTCTTTTCACTTTCACTCATATTTGCCTGTTCTTTCTTTTTCTTTTCTTCAGCTTTTTCTTTTGCCGTTGCCTCTTCTTTTTCTTTTGCTGATTTTAGATCATGAGTGGTAATGGCTTGCGATACCCTCCGGTCCGTTTCGCTCTGCAGGTATTTATTGAAACTTTCTTCCAGCCCAGCTTCTTTGATAGCACCGACAAGTTGTTCCGGGGTCAGATCAATTTTCCCTTTTAATTTTTCAATTTCTGCGTCAATTTGACTTGCATCAGTCACCTTGATTTTTTCTGCTAATCCCTCATCAAGTCCTGCTTTTTTTAAGGCAGTTTTAATTTGAGTTATTAAGTCCATTTTAATTAATCTCCTTTATATTTTTATTTTTATAAATGCAAAACCCAATTTGCAAATAAACAAAAACCTATAAATAAACATATACAAAAAAATATTATATGCATCCAACCAATTTCGATTTTAAGTTTACCAATCTCAATTTTTATTTTCAATGTAAGTCCCTTCCTTATTCTTTTGAGATTACTTTTAAAGCCGAGCTTCTCAATGCTTCCGATATATTACTCTGCTTTTTTTTCATTTCTCTTTCTACTTCTGACATCAATTTCTTATCTTTCCTGATTTCCACAGCTTTAATTAAAGTATCTACTGCATTGGCAATTTCCCATTTTTTCTGTCTTTCTTTTTCCGTTTCTGGCATTTTTTTATACGCTCCCAATTTAATTACTTCCACATAAAAAAAGAGCCAACTCAAAAAGACTCGATCATAAAGTCTTTTTAGATTGGCTCTCTAGTTTGGAGCTCTATTTAATTATTTATTTTCCTTATTTATATTATATCATTTTTTTTATCATTGGCAAGTTTAATAAAATTTACACAGTTTTGTTATTCTTCTCCCTTACAATATTTTTGGTACAAAGCAGATCCTTTTAATCCTATTGCTCTATGTCCTGATGTATTTGCACGAGCGATTACGGCACGAAGCGCCGGGCATGATATTGCCCCTTTGTTCGGTCCCTTCCATGCTTTATATGGAAATGTTTTATCTGCCCCCAAAAAATAACTCTGCGGTAATTCATTTCTTTCTTTTTCGGTAGGAGCAGTCCATTCTCCACTTTTTATTACATTGGCCATCTGATTCACCTCCTGAATATTTATTTTAGATAAAATTTCTTTAATCCTTCAGAATACCCTCAAATTTAAACGTGGAGTGCCTCTCTTCTTGAATCTTTATGTTTTTAAGGTAATTGGTAGCCTATTATCCATCTATCGTTTATGATCAAACTCTCCTTAAAATCATTTTGCGACCATTGACTTATATGAGTCTCATATATATTGCCAAACATTGTGCCTTGTCCGCTAATATAATTGGGGGTTGATATTATATAATGCTTGGCTTTTTTAAGCATTTTAAGCCCCTCTTCTTTTTTTATGTGTTCAATAACATCCATAAATAATACCAAATCATAATTCACTAATATTTCATTATTTTTAGTTATGTCTTGATTATAAATATTATTGTAAATTATATCATACCAGGGTAATTTAGTATATTCCTTAAAGATTTCTATTGCGTCTATTCGTTTTTTCCAATCTTTTGGGCATAACCGGCCCTGCCAGACTTCAAGATATTCTCTTAGCAAAAAACCCCATTTCCCGAAACCAGAGCCTACGTCAAGAATAGAATCCGGATTGATTTTCATTATTAAATCAATTACCGGGCTGATTATGTTGGGCCTACCTGATGGCATTTTAATCTCTCTCCCATTTTTTTATAAATATAAAAATTAGAATTCGATTTATTAGGATATCTGTTTTTGATTTCTTTCATTAATTTCCATTCCGGTAAATTTGTTTTTATCCATTCTGAAAATTGTCTACTCCTGCAATGAAGTGATGAAAATATTGAATTATTATTATCATCAGAAGAATAGATAATGACAAATTTATTAGAAACCAGGAATAAATGTTTCATATAAAGTTTAAATATATCATCTTCAATAAGATGGTATATTACATCTAATGATAAACTAAGTTCGGTTTCAAAATTATTTTCAATCCCAAAAGAATAAGGATCATACAAAAAGAAACTTTTTGTTTTGTCTCCCTTAAATCGTTCTCTGCATATTCCTATCGCAGTTTTCGCGATATCTAGGCCTATATAATTATAAATTTTGAATAATGATAATTGATTTCCATCGCCACAACCAAATTCTATCATTTTAATAATTTCATTTTCTTTTATAAATTTATTTATAACTTCGGCTTTAAATTCCGCCAATTTCCCGTATGAACCTGAACCTGAATTCCCCCCGGTAATATATCTCTTTTCCCAATATTTTTTGGAATCAACGAAATCTTTATAGTAATTACTGTTCATGCTTATCTTAATATTTCCTTTATAATATCTTTAATTTGTTTTAACTGATTTTCCAAAGTCCACCCTTTTTCTATAATCCAATTTCTATAAGCATTCGAATAATAATTTTTATTAAGGATCAAGTCTATTGCCCCATCAATTGTATTAAATATATCATCCTTTCGGTATAAATCTTTAACTCCCCTAAAGTTATGGATTACCGGTTTAATTCCCCTGGCCATGGCCTCAAAAATACCATATCCAAAACTTTCATGTATCGATGTATGAAGCAGGTAATTTTTATCTTCCCAAAATTTCTCCATATCATCGATCCAGCCGTAGAATTTTACATTGTCCTGCAACCCCATTTCGTTGATCATATATTCCAGGTATATTTTATATCTTAGATCCTGGAATGAGCCTGCCACGTGCAATTTATATCTTTTATCAATATCAGTTAATTTCTTCAATATTTGTAAGGCCATTTGAGGATTCTTCTTGTGATTAATGAACCCAACCCAGGCTATGTTATATCCGGGCTGCCGCTCTCTCCATGGAGTAGAATCTAGATCAATCCCATTATAAACGATTTCTATTTTAGCTTTCTTCTCGATATCCGGGACAGTTATTTTTAGAATTTCCCTGATATGAGGGCCCACTAGAATTAATCTATTTACGTTTTCCCAGATAATCTTATTGGGAAGTTGAGAAAAGGCCTCGTAAGAATGTAATCTTACAATTATTTTCTTGCCTTTTATCCCTTCATATCGAGTGCCGATAATTGCCACCTCGTTGGCCCACTCTAACCAAACAATATCCCCATAATCAATTGCATTATATATATCTTGTTTATTTCTAATTATAAATTTTCTGGCAATATAACTATTCGACAGCCCTTCAATTATCGGATCTATAAATTGGTCAAGTCCTGCTGCACATAAAAAACCTATCTTTTTCACTTATTTCGCCTTTTTACGTTCAAAGTATTCTTTGTTTTCGCTACTTACGATTACCCTCGCGCAAGTATCTTTATCTAGCTCAATTTCGGTAACATAATTGTCAAACATATATCTACTTGTTGAATTATCTATGTTTATAAATATAGTTCCTTTGGATACGATAATGTCTTTTTTAGAAATGATTTTATCAACTTTTCCCATTGTTTCTCCTTTCATTATGGTTCGAATTTTTCGCTTGAGCTTTTGGCAATTATAAATCCCTGCTTAATTGCTTTTAATTTTGCTGCTGCTTCGGATTTTTCGTTGCCAGCAGTATAAGTAAAACAAGATTTATTATTTTCTCCATATTTCCAGCCCGGTTTATTATTTGATTGACATCTCACTAATGGCATTTTATTTCTCCTTTTCAGGTAATTTTTTTTGTTTCTTAATCTTTTTCGGTTCATAAGGCATAAAATCAATACCTACAAATTTTTCATCAAGATCAAAACCGCCATCAGGTTTCAAAAAAGGATTTTTATTTTTATCTTTTTTTATTTTGGCCATTATTTATTCACCCACCTTTTATATTCTATTCCATACTTCTTGGCAAATATTTCCATTGCTTCATGAGTATGTCTTTGACTTATTACCCTTGCTGCAGATTTCGCTGCTTCATCATAATCAATCCCGGTTTTTATCAAACTCTGGCGCCTTAGTTCATAAATCATTTGATATTTATCTTGTAATCTACCATTTTCCAATTCAAAAAGATTTTTTACTTCGGCCCCGGAATGTGGAAACTTCGTGCTATCTGTTATTTTCGCACTATATTCGTATTGAGTTCCTATTGCCCTTACTTCAGTTCCCCTCTCATAAGCTCCCAGCATATTGAGATCAGGACCGGAAAAACTGCTCCCGGAAGGGTGATTATGTGTAAATAGCATATTCTTGACATTCATTTTATCAAAATCTGCTTGCGTGAAATTTACATAATTTTTGGTCCCGGATTTTTCAAGCAAGATATTTCCTTCTTTATCGACCGCAATACAGTGTTCTATTTTTGCATCGGCATACCTTTCGTTGAATTCTTCTATTCTCCTTAATTGCATATCCGCCTTTGCGGGCATAAATCCAGGTCCAATTGGTTTAGTGACCCCAAATTCAGGCATGCTTATTCGTGTTATCTCTTCTTTAAGTATAAAGTCCTTTGTAAAATTGTCTTTAATGAAATATGGTATATTCTTATATCCTGCAATTTTAGAAGCATTTTCTTTTATCCAATTCTCTGCTCTTTCAGGAATTTTTGAAATATAATTTGATTCAGCGATCTTTCCGGTTTTCATGAATTTAAGAGAATCTTTCTCGTTGAGCATGATCGAAGTTGTATAGCAAAAGCAAATAGGATGCCACCCTTCAAAGATAAATCCTTTCGGATATTCTCCCACTAGATCATCGCACATATCAATTTGAGGATGATCCCCTGATAAATGAACCTCTATTCCTGTCACAAATGGCAATTCTTGCCTTCTCGTGTAATCGCTCATTCTATAAGCCATGTTTACTTCGGTTCTGGCAAGTCTCAACGCATTTTTATAAGAACTCCTGTAGATCCCTGCTCCCGGATGATAACCTCTGGCCGCCTTACTTAAAACAAGTTTCCCTTCCTGTCTAACTTTTCTAAATAATCTATTCGGTTCATTCAAATATTGCTTAATATCCCCTGCAATTCCTGCCGCGCTTCTTCCGGTAGATATCCCCGAAGCGAGATAAAGTTCTAATTGGTCTTTTGCTCCATTCGTTAGATTCCAGACTCTTTCGCTTAGGTTCATTCCCGCTTCGGTCCGGTTAATGAAAGAATCCAGCGCTGTCAAGTTTAATTGATTAAATGAGACTGGGATACCATCTTTGCTTAACTTTATCCCTTCGGCCCAGGTCCCCACTAGTTTATTATTCTTTAAATTGGCCATATCCCAATGGCTAACAATCCCGTTTTGTATGTTGGTCTGGATATCTTTATTGAGATTATCCAAGATTGCATCTACCTGTTTTTCCAGTCCTTTGTTCATTTTATAGAAAGAGCCCTGGGATATTCTAGTTGGATTTTTCAATTCAAAAATGGCAGTTTTCATTGCTAAATCCCTAGACGCCTGGTTCAACACTGCTTCGATTTTTCTGTTGCGTATGATCATGTCCAGCATATTCCTGTTTTCAAATTGCTCTTCAATCCCCACTTCAATTATCCTCTGGCTTTAATTCTTGTTTCATTCTAAATTGTTTATCAAGAAATCTTTTTAATCTAATATATCTTTGTAGATATGCAAACCTTCCATGTTCATATGCTGTGACCATAAAATGACAAGTTCCACATATCCATATCCCTTTAGAAGGATTTTTATCATCCCAATGATGATAATTAATTTTTATATTATTCCTCCCACAAAGTTCGCAATAACCAGTCCAATCCCGTTTATTTAATCCATTAATTTTTTTACCATCAATTATTAATGTAGTTTTTCTATTATAAATTAAAACTTTTTTTAAAATCTCTTCTTTATTTTCCTTATAATATAATTGACATTGGGTTATCATTTTTTCTTTATTCAATTTTCGATAATCTTTAAAATATTTAGAACTACATTCTTTACATATACTACTTATTCCATATTTCCCCATTTTCTTTTTATGAAATTCTGACATAGGTTTTGTTTTCTCACATTTAGAACATTTTTTTGTTATTATAGTAATATCAGACATTATAATCTTTCTCCAGTTTTAATAAGTTTTCGTTTTCTCTATCAGTTTCTATCATTACTCCAGGTAATATTCCTTTTTGCTTTGCCGCTCTGATCAAGAATTTGAGGTCTTTGGGTAAACATTTACCCCCTGCTCCCCTGTAACCATCGAATAATGGATCAAGATGCATTACATTAATATATTTATCTAGTTTAAAAGCCTCGAATAATTTGTAATAATCTGCCTCGTATTTTTGACAGATATCATATAGTTCATTCCCGAATACTACTTTTACCGTATATAGACTATTCAAGGCTAACTTTAATAATTCTGCTTCGATTGGTTTCATCATTAATATTTTATTTTTATTATCTACCACACGCTTGAATAGTCTTTCAAATATCTCGAATACTTCTCTTTTCCTGGTCCCCACGATTATTTTGTCAGGGCAAATTTCATTCAAAAATGCTGTTCGCTCCCGTAAAAATTCAGGCAGATAGACAAATTCCCTTTTATATCTTTTTGTAAATTCATCAGTCATCCCCGGCATGATAGTAGATCTTATAGCGATTATTCCTTTTTTGTTTTTAAGGTTTATATAGCCTACGGCCATTTTGACATCTTTAAATTTCATATCTTTTTTTGTGGGCACGCATACGAATATAATTTTGCATTCGGAGATATCATCAATCAGGCCTTTAACCGGATCATATTGTTTAACCGGATAATCCATATCTTTTAATAATCCAGCAAGGCTGTTTCCGATAACTCCGCAACCCACTATTCCAAGTTCCATTTTTTTATATATTTTATGGTTCATATGATTCGCCTAATTTTGATAATTTTCCCCGCTCTTCTTCCATTCTTTTAATTTCTTCCTCTGGATCTTCTACTAGTGGATTCTGTCTTACTGCTCCCTTCTCGCTCATAATAACGTCACCCGCTCTTGCTGTTGAAAGTGCCTTTATGGTTTCCGACATATCCTGCGGTAAGATACTCCCGAATTTAATTGATATATCTAATTCTTGTATATTGCTTGTTTCTTTCATATTAGTTACAGATAATATTGCCTTTAATAAATTAATTCTTCTGGTCAATGCTTCTCCGAATAGCTCTTCTTTGTCCTTGCTTTTCAAGATAGAATCCATAAAAAGAAATTTGAGGGCTTCTCCTGAGGTTTTCTCTAATCCCTTAACATTGCTAAAAGATAGATCGGGGGTTGAAGTGATAGAATAAATGATATCCTTCAATATATCATATTCTATTTTTATGGCTTCCGGCGCTTGTTCCCAGGTCAAATATTTGGCATCTCCATAATTGATTTTACCTGTAGCGTTATCTGTTTCCCCTTCAAATTGTAAGGTTTTTCCTATTTCCCCTTTTTCTGGAGGATTGGATATTTTACCAAAAATTTTTATAATAGGTGCTCCAAAATAATCGTTTGTATCGGCAAATTTAGAAATTAACATCTCACTTCTATCAATCTCACTTTCGACACTTGTCCATTCTGGCTCGTCCTGATCATAATAGATTACTGGGATTTTTCCATATAAATTTTCTTTTTCTTTAACTAACCAGGCAGTTTTTTTAATTCCAAAAATAAATTTTTCAGCAGTATAAATATCAATATGTTCATAAGAGTTACCGTCAAGTTCTTCAAGTTTATATCGGCGGGCAAAGGCATCCATGTCTCCATTTTCGTTAAAATGAGCATATATATCATCGCCGTTTTTCTTACAAAGTAGGGCCACCTTGATATGTTTTTTATTTTCATTATCGATGATTGCATACCAAAGCTCGGCCACTTTCGTCTCAACGAATAGTCTGCGCGCCAGCTTTTTATTAAAATAATCTAATTTGCTCTTTCTCCAAATATCCTCTATGAAAGAAAAAGTTTTCTGGTATTTATCATCTTTATTTCCCAATATTAATTTCACAGGATCGCCGAATAAAAACGATACGGCCATATTGACGATCTTCCTCTGATACCGGATGATTAACTTCGCCTGGGGAATCCTCTTTAGTGTTTTGCCTTTGCCGGCAATTTTATCGGGCCGGTCTTTAATTTCATGTTCGCCAGTATATTGTTTTTCGAATAATTCGATGTCTCTTTCCTTTGGATCTACACATAAAACTCCCATTAATTTATTAAAATCATCTTTATATTTTTCTAAGATATCTTTTATGTCCATAATGAACTCCTTTCATTTATTTTTAAAATATTCCCAGCTCTTCGGCGTTATAGGCCTTTTCTCCTTCCTTTTCAAAAATCCTGTCGTTGAGGGCATAACGGACCTGATCCATAAAGTGATTATTTTTATCTATCGGCACATTAATGACATTCCCATCTTTATCCTTTTTCCATTGATACAGTTGAATTTCGTTGATTGCATTCTGGCATTTCCGATCAATTATGATTTCAAATTGTTTCATATATTGAATACCAAAGTTGACACTTCCCGGCCCCTTCTTGGCCGCCAAGGCATTTATTCCATAACCCCTCAATTCTGCTATTGATTTAGGTTCAGAAGAATCGCACCTTATATATTCCTTACCGATATCCGGTTTTAGCCTTGATGCTATAACATCATTGGTTAATCCTAGCTCATATAATAATTCCTGCAGTATATATAATTTCTTCCCCTTTATTGCCTGCCTTCCTGCTGCAGTAGGATCATTCGCAAATCCAAAATCAAGCCCGTTATAATAGGTCCCGAAGGTATTTTTAATTCCGGTAAGATCTTCAATCTTCCAATTGGTAAAAATCAAATCTCCTAAGATTCCCCAGTTCCCTAAAGTATAAACTTCTCTATAATAAGGGTCCTGTTCGTTTTCTAATTCATCAATATCGTCCTGTTCTAAGAATCTTAGGTTATCTTTGTAGGTTGTTTTTAAAATCGATAATTTATCGTCGTGATATTCGGTTTCGCCTTCTACCCAGTTTTTGAAATATTCTTTGAATATCCAGTGGGTCCGGAAAATGGGATTGAAAACCATAGTCAGACGTTTTAATACTTTAGCCCTGCCCCTCAATCTCTTGTATAATTGTTTGACATCATCCCTTTTTGTTTCGGTTGCTTCTTCTATCAGGATATCGGTAATGACTCCTTTCTCCGGGATGATTGATTTGAGTTTTTCCGCATCGTCTAGCCCTCTGAAAAGGATCTGATATCCGGTAATACAGGTTATGGTCATTTCTGTTTTGTGAATCTTGAATAATCTTTCCAGATTAAATGATAAAATAATCTTCCTGATTTCATTGAATACCGATGTTCGCAAGGTATTGGCCGTATTCCTGATTACAAGATAATTTCTATTATTTTCTAAAAGATCAATTACGCACCTTTGAGAAATAAATACCGATTTCCCGGCAGAACTGCCTCCGAAAAATATTTGCGTTCTAATGGTACATCCCAGATAAGGGATATAAGCTTCATTAAAAATTTTTTTAGAGATTTGTATATTAACATTCATTCAGTTAAATCTACTTTAACTTTTATAAATTCGGGTATATCAAGTCTATGTCTTTCTGCCGGATATATTCCCATTAATTTAGCTTCTTCTTTGGTTATTTCCAGGATCAGGCCCAGGTCCTCTACTTGCTTTATTTGCTTATTGTCTACCGTACCGATTACAACTTTTTTAGAAAAGGCCATATCTTTTAGATCCCTTATTTGTGCTATGTGGTAAGCGATTCCATCACCCTCTAATTTTTCGAAATATTTTCTCCATTCTTTTCGTGCTTTCTTAATGTATATATTAGCTTGGGCTCTTTCAATACCCCAATTTTGTCTACAATAATCTACAATAAAGCTAGTCGGTTTTCGCCTTAACATTAGGCCTACCTGGTAGACCCTTTTTTCAACCTCTACCATGTCAGATTTTTTCTTTTTTTCTTCTATGCTTTCTTCTTCTGCCATAATCTAACACCTTTCATCTTTTTCAAAACTTATGATCCCGTCAAAATATTCTTTATAAAAATCATATATTCCTTTGGCTATAGTCAGGCAGGAGTTTTCTGTCCTGGGATTAGTATTAATATTTGCGCTGCTTTCTACTGCAAAGGCAAATTTCTTTCCATACCCGGCTATGATCTTCGCATGGTTTCTAAATATCACAAACCGGCCTTTATATTTCTTGATTATCGGTTTTAATAAATCGTATTCCGCGCTATAAGATCCTTTAAATATTTCTCCCACATAAGCATCCATTGTTTTTATTTTCCCGGCCTTTAGCCATTCCTCTATCTGTAAGATGTCATCTTGGGCCATGCACCAGGTAGAAAATAAACAATGCTCCAAATCCTGCTGCCTCAAAACACATTTTAAAAATGATAAAATATCTACATCCCCAGTGCTAATCGTATGGTAGCTTTCGCCTTCTTTAAAATTAAAACCTAATACATCTAAAAGCTGGGTTTCGCTAAAGGCCTTTCGATATATATTTTTATCTCTTCTGACCGTACAAATAACGTTCCTTCGGATCTGTTTTTCTATCGGCTTTTCTTCTTTTTCGGCTTCGCTACCAAACTCTAACGAATCAATATTAATCTCGTTGTGCATTATGGCTTCTTGAAATTTTATTTCTTCCAGATCTTCTTCTTTCATATTATTTTTTCCCCTCTTGCCCGGGCCATTCTCAAAGCCCCCGCTTTTCTTTTTAAAAGTTTCCTTAATTTCGGATATCCCAAAAGCCTATCAAATTCTTTTGCATCCTTCCCAAACCAATATTCAAATTCTTCCATTGCTGAACCGAATATTCCCCCGCCTTTCGGGGATACTGTAGCCTTGGTAGAAGAATGCCATCCCCTTATCGCTGGGAATCCTTTTCTTTTTTGTAACGTCCATTTCTCACCAACATATATTCTTTTTGGGTCAATATTTAAAATGGGCTGGTATCTCATTGGAAAAGTCGATACACTCGTTTTCATTTCCATATTTAATCTTACTGTTTCCCGGAGTCTATAATAAAAATCTTCTGGAGTGTCTTTATAGTTATAAAGTGCATAAGTCATAAATTCTTTAAATCCTCTTTTTACAAGCATCCAAACCGCCCTTTGGTAATAACCATCTTCCTGCATATTATCAAATGCGAATCTGACCAGGTATATTGGCAACCCTTTTAAAAGATCTGCAATTTCTTCGGTCATTAACCGAGCATCAAGCCCCTGGTTAAAATCTATTCTTTTAATCTTGCCACTTTTTATAAGTTTATGTAACTTTACAATATCCCTCTTTAAATCAACTCTTTTTTTAGCCAGCCAATTATTATCATAGAATAAAACTTTATCAACACCTAGGGCTATGTCCTTCTCCCAATTAGTCCGGTTTTCAAATTTCGGCTCTAATTTATTAACCATACAAAACCCACAATTTCTAAGGCAGCCCCGACTGGTGTGCGATATGCTATATTTCGGCTTTTCTCCTAAAAGACTATAATCGGGGCTAAATTTTTCAGCATCCGGTAATAACCCTGAATAAACTTCAACGCTTTCCTTTCTGAAAAGATCCGGTAATAATGTCGCCGATATACCCCCTACAATGACTTTAGAAGCCCTTTCCTTTGCTGCCTTCAATATCCCCAGGGCATGGGGAATATCGTAGGTAAATGTCGTTGTGATCCATATTTCATCAAATTCTCCGGCCTTTGGTAATCGATCATTAAATATCTGGCAATCATCACCAAGCGATTTACGCCAGGCCCCTATTTTTAATAAGGGCAAAGGGTATAATTTAGCCTTCGGCGTGCTCTATCAACTAAAGCAATCCGCATCGTCTTAAAACTCCTTTACCCATTCCCGGGGCCGTCTTTTGTTCTCCATTGGCCAGCCACTCTAAAACCTTTTCTTTGTGCATCGCGGGAACTGTTATCTTTATATCCTGCTCCTCATATCCATTAAGAGTATCGGCCTGCTCATCCATTTCCGAATAATCCTCGGCTTTTGGCATCCCTTCGCTTATTCCTTCTACTTCTACACCTAAATCCTTTAATAAATCTAAATCCCATTCGTTGGCCAGGATATCATAATCCCAATCTCCGAATGGGACATTATCAAGGATCTTAAATTTTTCTTTTTCTTCTTCGGATAGTTCGTTTGCTTTTACAACCCAGCCTTCCGGGATCTCTTTATATCCTAGTTCTATTATGGCCAAGTATCGCATATTCCCGCCCAAGATCATGCCATTATCATCAATTATGATCGGCCTTAACTTCATCATCTTCGGAAATTCTTGAATATTCTTTTTTAACTTTTGATATCGATCATCTTTTATATATCTCGGGTTATTTGGATTTATTCTAATGTCTTTTATATTCATAATTTTCCTTTCTAAAAATAAAAAAAGAGAACCACCCAAAGAAGTATTAAACTTCTTTAAAAATGGCTCTCTATATTGGAGCTCTACGAATATTTAATTTTTAATTATTGATTATGCTATATGGTTTCTTCTTTATAATCCTCCTCAGATTCATCTAAACCCAATGAATAACTATGTTCAACCTCTATATAACCTATTGCTTTAAATATTGCTACATAATAAACATAGTCTGGCATATCAGGGCTATCATATTTATCTACCACTTTCTTCCATCCTAAAAATTCAGCTTTAAAATATAACTCCTGACCCGGCTCATCTGTTGATATATCATAAATATAACCTATCTTTAGCTTTTCATCTGTCCACGTTCTATTGTCTCCTTCTCCATGACACTTTCTCCAAATAATAGGAGTATATGTTGTATCTCCATCCTTTGGCAATCTTTTAAATATCTTATCACTCATTCCTTTAACCTCACAATTAATTTATCTGGATTCTGATAATCAACTATATTTATCGCTTCGCAGCGGTCTCTATAACATTTAATCTCTATCTTGGTAATTCCATCGGTATTGTCCTCTGGTAATAGAAAAAAAAGGTTTTTACCACAACTTGCGCACCTTACTTTTATCCTTTTCATTTTATATCAACCACCTTAATTAGTCAATTCACTTTTATTTCTCAATCAACTTTACCTAAAAATTTTCTAAATCGTTCACTTTCTAAATAATGATTTATTGTTATTAACTCTTCAGCGATAATGAGTATCAATTCATTATGGGTTTTATTAATTATCTCTCCTCCTGCCTTCTCCATACATCTCCTAATCTCTATTATCCTTTCTTGGTTAGAACTAGCCATAATCCACCTCCTATCCTATTATTTTTATCAAATCTTCCAAACAGTCTATTAGATAATATTCCCCTTTTTGATATGTAATATTCCGTTCAAAATCTATCTGGCTAGGAGATTGTGTTCCACCCGGTTTTTTTGCTTCAAGATATACGGTGCGCCCATTTTTTATAGCTATAAAGTCAGGTATGCCATCATAAGAACCTAACCCTTGTAAATTCCAGAACCAAAACCAACCTTTGATAGTCAAATAATCCTTTATTTGGGCTTTGACATCATTCTCGCTTATCTTGAATTTAAATCTGAGTTTTCTTTTCATATTGCCCCTTATAATCTTCCCATTCACAACTTCTATTGATCCAGGGATTATTCACCCATCTTATAAAATCTTTATATCTTCTACTTTTTAATTCATTATTGTAATTCATAACATAAGCCTTGATTGATCCCCGGCTGTCCTTAATGCCTCTTAATACTTCTACTCTGTAAAGATCCTCTTCAAAGTTAGAATTAAACCCGATTAAGACATACATAGTTATATTTCTCGGCCTGATCCCCGCTTTAATTATAAGTTTTAACCCTTCTCTTACTTTGTATTCGTCTTTAACATCATCCCATGCAAATCTTATTGTTTTATAATGTTTCACTTTGGCCAGCAATTCAGAATTTTCTTTATTGATCAGCCGGATATCAAGACCTTGGTTAAAGTCCATCACCCAACCTTTTTTAATATACTTTTTCAGTTTTTCAACATGAGAAGGTAGGGCTAGGAAATTGTTATCAAGTAGGATCACGATATTAAATTTAGGATTAAGAAATTCTTCCACTTCTGCGTGTTCTCTGATATAGCCCTCTTTTTGCCTGACGATACAGAAGCCACAATTTCTGATACAACCTCGAGTAGTAAAACCCAAAGAATAATTAAGATTATATAAATCATAATCGGGTTTGATATGCTCTATCTCTTCGGGTAATACATTTGAATTGAATCCTGATCCACCACAATACATATCCCTTCTAATATAACCATCATTTTTATTAGGTTTTTTGAATATTTTAGAAACGTAAATCTTACCATAGGTATTAATCCATAAAGGATTATAAAATTCCACCTCATCGCCCTTTTGCTTATGGTAAGTAGATAATTTCATTAATGCTAAATTATGGTACTTGCTATCGATATCAAATAAACCGATCTTCACAGTTTATCACCTTCTTTTTAGCCTAATATTTCCTTCCTTATTTTTTGTTCGATTTCCCCTTGTTTCTTTTCCTCTTGTGATTTATTGACCAAATTTTGGGATAAATAAAAAGGACTTGTTCCTTTATATGTTTTAGATTCATAATTTTTCTGCTTTTTGATTTTCTTGGCCCTTCGTCTATCTTTGAGCCATTTTTTCTTTTTTAGAAAGCTCAATTTGTCCATTATTCATTTTCCTTTCTTATCTTTATTTTCTTCCAAGCTTTTTTTATATCTATAAATTTCAAAAAAATCTTCTGATGTTAAATCCATTACAGAAACATAAGCCCCTGGTAAGCTTGAACCACCATATGCTCCAGCTCTTTTTTCTATAATCACTAAACGCTTATCATACCCATCAGTTAATCTATCATTCTTTACTATTGCATTAAGAATTTCTATACTTTGTTTATTCATTTAATTTTTTCCTTCCTTAATTTTTATATCCACCCTAACGATATTAGGATTTACCCGATAAACTTTTATCAGTTTATCCTTAGAATCCATTCTATTTACGGTGTCCTGGTAAAGGAACAATTCTAATAATTCTTTTACCATCTGCTCAGTGCTTTCCATTTCAATCTCCTTCCTTTTTTAATTTTTAAAATAATATTTGCCCCCCTCTATGAGAATAGATGAGCTCGTTTATCTTCTTGTATTGGTCCGGGTTTATAAGTGGCAGCCTTTTTCTCATGTCTACCCAGACGGTAGTTACGGAAACTTTAAATTTTAACGCGGTAGTTTTCAGGGTTACATTGTTCCTTAGCATAAATTCAGACTCATCAAATACCCTTTCCACAATACTTTTAGAAAAATTTGAATCAATATTAACCTTAGATCTCATGATTTATTTCCTCCTTTCTTTTTTAATTTGGATCAGTTCTGCCGATCTTGATTTCTTTAATCTCCTCATCGGTATAAATTCCCAGTTCGGCCTCAATCGCTTTTAATCTCTTTTCAAAATCTATAAGAGTATAAATTATATGCTTAAAAAGTGCTGATCCTCTACCGGAAATATTTGGTTGACTTGCCACCAACATTTTTAAATTAAATTTTAATTTCTCAAATTTTTCATCTTCAAGCCCGCAATGTTTTTTATACTTCAATTTTAATTCTTCTAAATTTTTATTCATTTAACTACCCCCGACTTTCTCAATAAAATCTTGAACCAAAAACTTGTCATGTACAGTCTCAACCACCTTATAATATTTTATATATTTATTATTTATCCTGGTATTCTCCTTTCTCTTGGTCAGTAATTCTGGACTTAATGTTTTCTCAAAAGCGATGAGTTTTTTCTCCTTTTCTGTTTTTTGATCCTTCAGAGGTTTAAAATATCTCCTCTTATAGTCTCTCTTTCTGCCCCACTTTCTTAATAAACTGTATATGGTAGTAAAAGATACTCCATACTCCTGGGCAATTTTTAATATCCGTATGTCCTGTTTATCCTTCTGGATTATTGCCTCCCGGTTAGCTATTAACATTTTATGAATTCCAATTCTACCTTTCATCCTTCATGCCTCCCAATTATATTTTTATAGGCCCCCCGGTTAGGTGCTTGAACCAGGAGCCAAAGTTCGGGTTTTTGGAAACCCCCAACCCCACCTTGCAGAGGGGCCTTTTAATTTTTCTTATTTTTTATAATATCAAGAAATTGATTTTTACTTTTGGTAATATTTTTTTTATTATTTTCAATTTCTTCTTCGCTTAATTTCTTTATCATTCTTAAATCATTCTTAATACATTCTTGTTTATGGTCGTCTGTGGGTCGTCTGTGGGCCGTCTGTGTGTCAGTCTGTGTGTCAGTCTGTGTGTCATTTTTTGGTTCTTCACCTTGATAAATGTTATAATTCATAATAGTTACAACTGTATATCTGTGTGTTATTCTGTATGCTATCATTTTGTCAATTTTTAGACCTTTTATGAAATTATTTAGGTGAGAACGTGTCCAGCCAAACATCTCCATCAGCTTCTTTTTAGACGTTATAAACTGACCTCTTTCCACCTTGATATATTCATTCCTCATATTAACTATTCCTGATTTATGGTTGGCCTGGCTGTATAAATAAGCCCAAGCATACCCATCACACCAGGGTTTTTTTGATATCCAGTGTACGAATTGCCCCCTATATAATCTTGTCCAGCCCTTATTTTTCATTTAATTAACCTTCATTTAGATCTTCTTCCAAAACGAAATCAGTTTTCCCCATAGTGTAGGCAACTAAATAAGCAAACCCATATTCTTGCCTTTCTATATCTACAAATTCAATAATGTTATAGTCATCATCATAATCATTACTATTTATGGAGAATATTGTTTGAAATACTAACTTCCTTCTACCCATTACATAACCAATTCTTTCTTTTTTTAATTCAATAAATTCCCTTCTTTCTAATGCTTTTTCTTCACCCTGCTCAAAATCTGGTACATCAAAATATTGCATATTTATCTCTATCTTTTTCGATATCCTTTTATACTTAACTTTCTGACCTAACCTAAATTTCATAATTTTAAATCACCCCCTTTTTATAGAAATGCCAATATTTTTTATAGTTTATTTTTAGAAAAATTATAGAACTATTTTAGGAAATTCTTTTATCTCTACCGGATAAATTTCTTTTAAGCTGTCCTTTAGATAAACCGGGATTTTATTTTCTTTACAGCAGTTAACAATATCTTCAATCCATTCCTTTTTTGGTATTATCTTGCCTTTTCTATTCCCAGTCTCACTTCCCAAGATTACCCAATTAATTTTTTGATAGATTATGCTAAAAAAATGTCCTGTATTCATATATTCAATATATCTTGCATCAATTTTTTCTAATATCGGTTCTATGCTGATAAATTTAATCCTGTTTCCACAAGTAAAATCCATCTTATAAAGTTCATCATTATTGACAACGGTCGCTCCCAACCAGCAATTTTCGGGGAATTTATATCTTAAATATACTTCCGGGTATTTAGTCAAAAATTGAAAAATATGTTGAGGATATTGCCTAATCTTTTTTAATACTTGAAACATCCATTTTTCTTCCCAATGTGCTGTCTCACTCATACTCCCTACGAATATTCGCTGAGGTTTACTGGGGAACGTTTTATTAAAACTATTTTCTCTCCATTCTGGTTTATTCCAATCTTCAATAAATTTAAACCTATTATTTATCCTTCTTGCATAGCAATAACTACAATTGTTTTTACATCCAACTACCGGATTAAAGGTCATCGAACACCACCCAATTTTATTTTTCATCTTCTTAGCCTTCCTAATTTATTGTTTTTATGCCTACAATTCAGCTTTTTTCTTCTTCTCCACTCCATTAATTTCTTTGTCCGGGCCTTCTTAATCTCTGCCCTTCTGACTTGATTAATCTCATCATCGATTAGATCAAAGGTCTGATTGATATGATCTTCGCCTAATCCACTGTTAATATTTACAGACCTTTTTTTGATATAATGATTGATTGCCCTTTGCATATTTACCTCCTTTATGAATCTTTTTATCATTTCTTCTTCTCATATACTTTAATAACTCCAAAAGTTTAATATCGTTCTCTTTGACGAAGGCTCTTAATTCTTCTACGGATCTACGAAATTTATTATTCCCCTTGATCTTTTCTTGGTATTCTGTCATGGTTATTTTTTATCCCCAAGCATTTTTTCAAATACTTTTTTCTTTAATTTTTCCAATAAAGTTAGTGCGCATGCTTTATGATAAATTCTATGATCATAAAAAATCATATCTTCTAGACTAAGGATCTTCTTCCCGCACTTGAAACACATCCAGGCAATACCTTCTTGTAATCTGTATTTTTTCATCTTTACCTCCAAACTTGCCTACCCTGGCAGGATTCCCCACTTAACTTTATTTATTTTTCCTCTCATTTTGCAAAGAGGACATCTCCAGTAATCAGTTTTAAGAAAATCATTATAATCACGATAAACAAATTCAAATATCTTTTTATCTTTTTTTGTTATCAAAGAGAGTAAAACACAAATCAAATATACAATTACACAACAAAATGGAATATTATCTTTCAATCCATTCATAAATTCATTAGGCAATTTTTTTAAATTGTATTCCCAGCCCCAACTACTATCTCCAATCCAAAACATTTTATTTCTTCCCCTCCAAAATTTGCCTGCCCCGTGGATTAGTGCACGCACCAATATAAACTTACTTCCTGAGAAGGCCACTCAGGGCAGGCTGATTTTATTTAGAATGGACTTCCTGCTATTTCATATCCAGATAATTTATTAGTTGTTTTTTCTAATTCACCATCAACAATATCTTCGAAATGTGCTGCAATATTAAATATTTTATAAGCAGGCCATTTAAACTTCCTAAAGAATTTACCTTTTTTTCTGACTTCTACTGAAGCATTTCCAGAATCATCATCTGAATACCAAGCTCTTACACGAAATCCCCTATCCTCTATATCGAAAATTGGTTTTGTCATCTCAATTATTTACCTCCTTAATTTAATCTAACTAAAGCATGGCTATAACCCTCCAAGCCACATTGAGCCTGCCCATTTACCTTGACATACAGGCGCTTCCCTTTTTAAATAAAATATAAAATATAATTGCAGGGCGGGAATTTCACCCGCCCCAAAAGGAGAAATTAAAATAAAGTTATTCTGGTATATCCTCAGGTGCGATAGTATCCTCGTCTGGGTATGGTGCATCTTCATTCTTCACTTCTAATTTGCCAACCCTATAAGGTATATCCTCATCGGCAATTTCCTGACCTTCTTCAATCTCCCGCTCTTCTTCAATCTTTGCCACTTCTATTATTTTTTCTACCGCTTCCGGATCCTCTAATAATTTCTTTTGTACATCTTCTATCGCGGTCCCCGGCTCAATTAGATCACCCAAACAGGCAAAGTAAGCTATTTCTCTCCAGGTAGTGAGCCCCACTTCTTTTAAAGTCTCAAATATCTTATCTAATTTTTTTTTGTCATCCTCAGTGGGTGGCTCCAGGGCTTTCATAAGCCGGGAATATACCTCTTTATTGGTAGTCAATACTTTTTTGGCTATATGTTCGGTGAGGTGAGTTTTTATTATTCCCCGCTCTAAGGCAAATTCAACCAGTTTTTCAAAGGTATCGATCCCAACCTTTTGGGCTTTTTCTGATATGGCCTGTAAGATCTTATTTTCTTCTTCAACCTTTTTCTTATATATGGTTTTGCTTTCTTGATAAGATTTGAGTTTGCCCTTTCCTTCTTCTTGATCCTTCTTTAACTGGGTTTCCTGGACCCTTGATTCATCAATCTCTTTTTTCAGATCTTGCCCTTTTGATTTTTCCTTTATTGGTTCTTTTGCTTCTTTTTTCTTTTCCTGATCCCCGGCCTTTTTCTCTTTTTTCTCTTTAGCCTCATTTTCTTTTTTTAATTCCTCTTGAGCAATGGCTCTTTTATTTTCTATCTCTTTTATTTCTTCTTCAGTTAAACGTTTAAATGCTGCTCTCTCTTTTTCACTATCCTCTTTTTCGCTATCAAATTTTGGGCTAATTTCTTCTGGCCTTTCCGGTATTTGATATATCCGCTTTTGTTCCAAAAATAAGGTTTTGCCTGTCCTTATCTTTCTAATATCTTCTATGGGTAGATCTAATTCGCAGGTTAGGGGCCAGTGTTTATCTTTTCTCTTCTCGTGCTGGGTCTCTTTTTGTATTCGCCTTAATTTAAAAGGCAACATAGTTATGCCATTATATTCGCCGGTTATAGGATCTTTGAGTAGTTCCAAGGCTAAATAAACCCCGCTCTGGACGTCCACCATGGTATTGTAAGATCCGGAATCAATTACATAAATACCGCCCATTGAGATTTTGGGGATAAAAAAGAAGAGGCTGGCTCGTTTACTGCAGCCATCCTTTTGTCCAAACTTATCGCAGGGGCATTCGACTTCTTCAAAAACTCCTTCCTCATTAGCCTTCATCGCAGTTTCCCCATCCCCTACACATTTAAGACCCCTTGAGCTGCCATAATATTTATAGGCCTGGGGAAATAAACCGCCAATATCCGGCAAACCGTTTTCGTCTAGACCGGATAAAGGAAAGGCTATATCTAATTCAATGGGATCTTTTCCAAACATTGCTTCAACTTCAGAAGGGCATACAAAATAAAAAACATCTTTAGGATGAAATTCTAATTCTCCAAATTTATCTCTTTTTTGTACGAAATCGCCATTACTGTCTTTTTTATATTTTCCATCATTATCTTTTGTTAGGGTAGGAACTTTAATCCCCAACCGGACTTTGCCTTTCCAGGTCAACCTGCGGATACTGCTAACCGGGTATTCACCCCGGATCTTAGTAAACCTCTTAAAAAAACCTGTGTTATTATTCATTTAAAATTACCTCCTTATTCATTTTTTTAATTTTCTCTAAATATCCATTACATTCAACAAGTCACGTTGGGTCAAAATTCATTGGCCAGTTAAACCAACCTCTTCTTATCCCCTGAGGATGTCCTTTAATAATAAGCTTTGTTTTTGCCTGTACCGGAGCAATCCTACCTACGGAAGCAAAAATACCAAGTATTTGCGCCAATGGGTTATTAAGTAGCTCTGCATTAGCCGGATGTTTACAACAAGAATGTGCAGAACCGGCAACCATTCCTCTGTGTTCACAGGTATAACAGTTTGGTTTATCCATTTAATTTACCTCCTTAATTAATTTTACTTTTTGCCTTATTTGTTGATATGTCTTTTTAATTCTTTGTTGTCAAGACTGTAAAGTTTCACCACAAAATCTAATCTTTTATCCTCCTCTAATCCATTCACCTGACCCTCTAGTTTCCTAATTCTGTTCCTTAGCTTTTTTGCTGTAATTTTCTTCATGCTTAAATTACCTCCTTAATATTCTTATCTTTCTCAAAATCTTTCAGATCTATTTATCTCCTCCTCCTGTATACTTATATTCAAATTTCTTATCCTGTGGTTCTACGGTAACAGTTTCCAATACTTCAATTCTTATTGTTTTATCTTTTACTAATTGATTTAATTGATCTTTCCTTATTGAATATGTTTCCACATATTTAATTAATAAATCTGTAAAGCTGGGAAGTTTTATCTTAATTTCTTCTATTGTTTTTGAAACATCTTTAATGACAATCTGATCCGGCATATTACGCCAATGCGCCCAACCACATTTTACTTTAATAGCATCCTCTTTGGATTCGATTAGAGTTTTCTCAAGTATGGCTTCTGCTTCCATTAATTTCTTTCTGAGTTCGATTATCTCTTTGTCGTTTTCCATATTCATTTTTTCATTTTTGTCCTTTAATACCCTAATTGCAAAAATAATATCATCAGTTTCCTTTAGCAATTTCCCTATTGATTCTTTATAAATTTCAGCGTTTTCCACTTTTAATACCTCCTTAAAATTTTAGTTTCCTACCAGCGAAACTTTCCATTGAACTTCCGCATCCCCCCTTTACTGATAGTCATTTGCTCTTTTTCTTTCTTGCCTTTATAGATATTCCAAGCGATCATTGCTACAAGCCAGGCAAAAACAATGTAAACAAAAGTCATAGAATCACCCCTTTATTTATTATTAATTCGAACCT